GATGCTTCCTACCGTTCTTGATGCTCTTCATTGGACGTCTTTTGTTCTGTGGTTTATTCCTTGCCATTTTGATTTTAGAATAAATATCCAAAGTTATTCATCCTTTTTTCTGTTCTTAAACATGATCTCTCCATCGTATTCAAATGTGTGGGTCTTCTTATCTTCTATTAGATCTAGGATTTGTTTGAGTTTATCATCTATCTTATTAGATGTTTCTATGATCCTGTCAAGAGTCTGTATAAGTTTTACCTGTTCTTCTGTCATATTAATCTTTTTTTGTCCATTTAGAATTAGCTAATAGATCTTCCCAGTCTTTATATCCTTGTTCTTGAGCGTATAGATCGTTCTTCTTTCTTCTATACGCAGCTACCTTTTCTGGGTTTTTCATGTCTTCATCGTTTTCAAAACCAAGTGACTTAGCGCATTCGTCTGCGCACCAAGCATGACTACCTATTTCTATGTGGATAGGTAAATCCGTCTTCAGTGATTCTATGAATTCTTCAAACTTGGCTGCAGCCTCAAACGGCATACTATATATACCTTCGTGTACTTGGTATCCAGATTCGTCTTCTCGATCAAAGACTTCTATTCTACCCATCCTATACTTCTCACCGAAAAGGCTGAACACTCCGTATCCTACGGTGGAATAAGAATATCTTTTTGGTTTGTTACCTTGTTGCGACATGATTAATTCTTTAAATTCTCTATCCAATCTATGAGAGTGGATTCTGTGACGTAGATGTTCTCCTCTCCTGAGGGTCTGGATTGAAACGTGTATAGCTTTCCGTCTATTCTCTCTAACCATGCCTCTTCCATATCGTACCTATTCATTATGCTCAGTGAGTTTTCTAACTCTTTTAAAGTGGGATCTATCATAACTTACCGAAGTATTTTTTGTTTTGTAATTCTGATTTTTGTCTGATGACTCTGTCAACGTATTCTTTGGCGAAGTTATTGCGCCACTCTCCTGTGTGACCATCTACATCTAAAGAGTACAGTATAGCATTCTCTATCATCTTCTCCTCTTCCACTAAAAACCACTCTTTTAATTCTGATAGATCCGATACTTTTCCTTCGTGTAACATATCGAAGATCTTTTCTACGGGTGTTTTCATTTTACTTCCAATATATTTGTATGAAAATTATTACAAAAGATAACATTAGGCAGACTCCAGTCTTTGCGGTAAGTCCTTCGTTGTATATCGTGTAAGATAGTATCGTGAACACTATAACACCTACGCTCTGTCCCAACAACCTACCTGGCCACGTGGCTCCATCGAAGTGACTATTAATTAACTTTGTAGAATTGATTAGTAACAATCCTATAGGAATTCCCATTAAAGCCAACGCGTACTCGTATTTTTTTAGTATCTCCCACTTCCCCGGTCCCTGTAATTGGATGTAAGATATAACCTGAGCGATCACAACTAAGAAAAGTCCGTGTATAAGTTTCATATCAATGTTATAAATATTAATAGATCAGGACTCCCTTGGTGGGTAGTTTACCCTTCTCTTCAAATTCTCTGATCACTTTTTCGTGTAAGTCTCTAACTTTCTCGTGAGCACCATAGTACCACTCGCTGTTAACGTTTCTTACCACTTCTATCTCTGTTACATGGGAAATATCATTGCATCCTCCCTCGTATCCGTCTACAAACACCGGAAGTTCTGGATCCAGTGTCTGTAGTTTCTCAATTAGATCTATCACTCTCACGGTCATGACGCCCTCCTTTTTAGAACTGCTACGTCGATACCTGTTATGGTGAACTGATCCTGTCCTATTGCGATGGTGTGAAGATAATACTCGAACATCGAGCCTTCGTCAGATTCTTCTAAAATAGGTCCCTTACTAGGATCTATCAGAAACTCTGTGTCACTGTTCATGTCTTTGATCTCCCAACGAGAGTCTTCTCGTCTCTGAAGTTTTCCTAAAAGTGTCATAAGCTTTTTTTGATTGTTTAGAATGGAAGGTTAAAATCGTCTGAGCTTTTGGGATACAACGTGGTACCACTATCATCTTTGATGTATTCGATATCCACGATCTCTCCGGTTTTCTTAGCCTTATTTAGAATTCGATTCACGTAAACTTTTACGTCCTTGATCTTGTCGTAATCTAAAGGCTGTTTACCTTTGTACTTTACGGTAACTACTGATCCACCTGGGATTTTTGATAGAGAATTCTCTCTGAACTTGTCTCCTACTTTCATATTTGTGTTTTTTGTTTTATTTTTCGTAACCAAACAGTTTTGCATCGCTGTGGCCAGTTTGCATGTACTCCACCTTTAAGATCTTCTCTAATCTAGTTTCCTTTATAACTCCTGTCTTTCTGTCTTCTAATAGGATTTGCGCTGTACCATCGTAGATATCCAACTCGATCCTTTGGAAGTACTCGTTTGCTTCTTCATAGGTATCAAATACTTCAGTGACAGAATCGTGTTCAGTGTATCCGTCAAGAAGCTCAGACTCTTGATCTCCGTATTCATCGACTAAGGTTACCCACGGTCCTGTGGTCACAAAGAATTTGTTTGGTAATTTTCCGTCTCCGATGATCTGTGATGCTAATGCTTTCTTTTCTGACTGTGTCATAACTTTTATTTTCAAAATGAATGATTTGATTGTTCCCATTTACCGTTGACTAACACCTCAATTGTGTAGTCTCCATTGTAGGCTCTATTTTCTGGGTGAGAGAGCCAGACTTTGTAGTCTGACTCTTGGATCTTGAGCTCGTCCCCGTCCCAGGCCTGTTCAATTGTATCTAACCTATTCAGTTCCTGTTTTGTGTATTCTGTGCGCATAACTGTGATTTGTTTTGATTAACCAATGGTAACTTCGTTCTCCAATTCGAATTCGCCTTCTTCGATCTGACTTACTGTACCGTAGTCGATGCGATCGTTACTCAATTGATAACCGAACCTGATGCCCGCCTGACCGTTACGGTTCTTACTGAACTCGATATAGGTACCACCGCCATCGCGCTCGCGTTGACGTCTCATCTCCATGTGTGCGTCAGTGATGTGCTTCATCTTGTTGGATCCAACGAACACTCCTGACTTTGTGACCTGTTGGATAAGGAGCATAGTGGTGAAGGCGTTACGATCGTTGCGACCTTCGTTATTGGTGACGCAAAGGTCGATCAGCCACTTCTCTGCCTGCATCTGTCCCCAACCATTATCGTCCCTAACAGTCTCTAACACTTCCACGATACTGTCCATGAGGATGTAGTCATAACCACGGGCCATTAACTTCTCCAACACAGTTTTGAAGTTCGTGTGCATAAAGTCTGAGGCGAACACTGTCTCTACTTCGCCGAAGATAGGGAAGCGCTGAGTGTACTTGAACATTTGGATCTTGTTCATTTCGGCGCAGATGAAGAGGCACTTGAGGTTGCGATTCTTAACCTGAAGGTTGGCCAAAGTGTGGAGGAGGACCGTGGTCTTACCTACTCCTGGATCTCCTGTACACATGATGTTGGTACCTACAGGAACACCGCCCTCATAAGAGAAGAGCTGATCGACCGGTTGGCCAGTTGCATAACGCTTGAGCATACCCTCGGTGATGTCGAGGTTCCTAAGCTTGACGACTTTGGAAAGGTCGATGACTTCAGGCTTGGAGATTGTAACTTCGGTGGCTTCGACCCTGGACACACGCTTAGTGCCTTTGCTTGCGAGATACTGATCGACCGTGATGCCGAATTCTTTAGCTTTCATTTTAGCGTAGTACAACTGTCCGTAACTGAGATTCTTTTGATTCATACTCTTTTGATTTGGTAACAGGGTAAAATTACCCCTTTCCCGTGATCTGGTAAAACTTTTTTGAACTATTTTTTGAAGTTTTTAGTTTGTCTAACCCAGGGTCCCAGGACTGAATAATTTTTAGTCTCGGGAGTCCCCAAGTAGATGATTTTCAATAGGTTTGTCAATAGGTTTGTAACTGATTGGTTTTCAATGAATTGCCCGAGCTGCCTGGGAGCTCACTGGCCACTTGTTTATGCCATCTTAAGTATTGATTTGAGAATGCTTTTTCGAGTCTCAGATTTGTACCTATCCACGTTATTCCTATACTCGGAGATATAGTAATTGAACAGTTCGGAGTATTGTTTTGTGCCTCTTTCATAATCTGAGAGCTTATAGTTCATGTTGTTATCATAAATGTATCTCTCTTTTGAAACTAAAGCGGATAGGACATTGATTTGGCGACTAAGTATATGATCAATTTTGTCGCTTTTAGTGTAGTACTTTGCGCTCCACCTACCATTCTCATTCTTGTATAATCCGCAATCTCCACCACCGTTTACCATATACCCGTTTCCAGGAATAGAGAAATTAGTAGCGTAAAATCCTCGATCATATTCTCTGTTATACACATAATTTTTTCCTTTGCAAATTTTGAGTGTCGCTTTGATCATGTCTGTGTACCTGAAGTCGTTACCATTTGCGATCATAAAATCTACGAGCTGTTTTTTTACTGATACTTTTTTCATGTTATAAGTTTTTATTTTGAGTTATTAGTCTACGATTATGATCATCTCTGGATCCACCTCTTCCTCTTCTTCCTCTACGAACTCCTTCGCCAATTCTTTTTCTATCGCTTTCAGTTTAGCCTTACTTACCTTACCGTACCACTTAGTTGTGAAGCGATTGATACTCATCTCTCCCTCGTCGACTTGAAGTTGATCTAACTCCATATTGTGGGGTCTCAGTTGAATGAAGTGATCTTTGTCTTCTGTGTCCTTCCACTCTAAGATGACCACACAATTCGGATTGTTTTTAGAGTGGATCTCTGAGGCTTTCATTGGATCTTTGGGCATTATAACTTTTTTCTGTACTTTCTTAGTGTACCAATCTCTGAGTGTCAAATTACATGTAACCATATTCTAATTAATTAAGATGAATTGTTTGAATGTCTTTTGGAAAAGATGGATAAACGATGATGGGAACTGTGAGTGCTTTCATAACTTTTATTTGATTTTCCACGCGTTTTTAACTATGCGCTTTGGTTTTAGAAGAAGGTTTGCGTGATCTAATATCTTACCGTCGATGATCGCTAACGCGTGACCTGATACCAACACGTAGTAGTTACCTGTGGGATACTCCTTAGCGAACGTACTCACCGTCATTTTACACACCACGTCCTCGTTTCTGTTCTTGACGTGATAGACTTTCTTTGTGTTCATTTTGTTTGCGCCCAATACACCACTGAGATAGTTACCAATTACACTGGCTCTGACTCCTTTATTGGGTAACCTATTCCATGATCTTCTCGCGGTATCGTACGCCTCGTCGTAAGACACGCCTGTCGTGGCGGCGAGGGCCAACACTGTACAGTTGTTGTAGTCCTTGTCCATTTTGGAAGAGGATCCCTGTTTAATGACCTGATTTGTGATTGTTTCCAACATAACTTTTATTTTGTGAGGTGAACTGGTACGTAATTTAGAGCCAACTTACCGGTGACGGTATTCTTATCGTGTAACTTGATACACTGATCGTTGAGCATATCCAAACTGCGTCTACGTCTTAGGTGCTTTCTGAAGTTTGGACTGGGCATTCTACCCCTGTCTCCTAGCTTATTGACTGTTTGCATAACTTTTTTGGGTTTTGATTAGTAACAAATAGAGTCCATTTGGTTAAACTGAGCCTCGCGAAGCTCTTCGATCTGACGCTCCATCTCGTGATCATCAAGCATATCGATATCTTCGTTACAACCGCTGGCGGAACCGTTGTACCACTTGTCGCAATATTGCCACCAAGTCATCTCACCCTTGTCGTAAGCCTCTTCATCTTTCAATTGATTGAGAGGCATACCGAAGATGTAGCTATTGCGCTCTTCGCATGTGAAGTTAACGTAACAGTTAGGATAGAATTCGGAGAACGCTTTTTGGTTGGCCTCTACTGTAGCCCAATCGGTGGACTCGTTAAGGGTTACTACGCTGTCGATGATAACTTGATTCGTGAAGTGATTCGTAACTTTGATCTTGATGTTCATACTCTATTGATTTGGTAACAGGGTAAAATTAAGACAATTCCGTCAACTGGACAACTTTTTCCTAACTATTTTTTAAAGTTTTTAGATCATCTAATCCCTGGTCCCTGGACTGAAAAACATCTAATGGGGGAGCGAAAAGGCTAAAAAATATAACCGATTGGAACCCAATCACTTGCGCTTAAGCTATTGGAAACCAATCGGTTGTGTATGTGTATGGGTGCTTAGGGGATGCTTATAGGGACACGCTGTGCTTTGTCATAAGTTCGTCTATCCTTTTCTTTTCGCTGTCTGTAAGCTTAGTGGGTCTGTGCTGGACTGACTTTATGAAGTTGGTATCTCTTTCTATATCGGACAATCTCGCTTTAGATCTATCGGTAGATTTCGCCGCCCAAAATTTGTAGTTCTCTAACAGTCTCTCTTTTATTGAGGTGATCTTTTCTCCGTAAGAGGCCTTTCGAGTGGAAAAAGACTTGGCTACTTCCATTATTTTCTCTGCTTTTGAAGCGAACTGCGAAAGTATCCAAGCTTTTTTGTCCATTGTTTAGATTTTTAGTGTTTGTCCAGTGGATTTGTTTCCTCCTATCTTGTTGAAGTCGTCTTCGTTTTCTGCGATATCCTTAGGTGTCATCAGTTCTTTGATCGCTTTCTTTATCTCTTTGATACTGTTGATGTACTCCTTCAGTTGCTCTTTCTCTTCTATGGATAGGTGACCTAAATTATATTTTCCCATTGGGATAGGTTTATTTTTTATAAATATGTGTCTCTTTCAGAAAGCTTTGCCATTCTCGAAGCAACTTCTGGATCCCTAACTATGTGTGTCTCGTAATCTGTTTTTTGATTAGCGGCTATAAAAGCGGTGTATCTCTCCGCCGAGGAATGATTGACGCACGTCGTACCGTATCCCAATTTTACTCTGCCCACTGGTATTTCTGTACCGCAAACTTTACAGTACTTGAAAGATCTACTCGATTCCATTCGCCCTCTCTTTTTGTTTTGTTATAAACTCTTCATAGTCTTCCCAAACATAATCATCAGTTGATCCGAAAGCCAGTTTTGTTCTTCCCCATTTGTCTTTTGCTATCGCAATAGATCCGAAACCTTCACAGATGATTGGGTAATAGTTTCCCTTGTGTAGATCCTTAGCGATACTCTCTATGCTAAAGTCGTGGGGAAAACCTTGGTCCCAAATATCGCAGTACTCTTTAGAAAATTCTGCCATCTTATTTTTTATTTTTGGTGAATAGAGCTCTTACTACCTCTCCTAATTGCATGTCGTTTGGAAATTCTACGACTAGGCTTTTAAAAATTTCGTAGACTTTTTCCTTGTCTGATAGGATCTCTAAATCTGCTTCTAGTCTATTTGCTATCTGTAGCATTTTTTCTTGCGTCGTCATTAGATTTGTTATTTAAGTTGTCAGAAAAATAAATTGCGATTTTGAGCATACCTAATGGAATTCCAGCAGCGCACAATAACCCGAATATCAAATAGAGTATTTTCATTTTAATTAGACAACGGCATTTTTATTATTGGATGACACTGGTAATTTTCCAAAGTTATATCATCTAAAGTGTATTCAGATATATCGCTAACTACTCTATCCGATAACTTCGCTGTTGGTAAAGGATAAGGAGTTCTCGTTAATTGTTCTTTGATAGGTTCGATGTGATTAGCATACAAATGCACGTCTCCTAAATTGCCTATCAATTCTTCAGGAACCATATTAACTTGTTTAGCAATCATCATGAGTAGAAGCGCATAGCTAGCTATATTAAAGCTCAAACCGAGTCCCGTGTCCACGCTGCGTTGATTCCACATTAGAGAAATTGCTCTTCTTGGTATGTTCTTTTCGTCACATACTTTATGCATCTCAATATCAGCATCTATAGTTTCATAATTTGATTCTTTTATACAGTCGTAAATCTTTGTACTACCATCACTACCTAAAGCTGTTCTTTCTATCGCTGATAACACTCTCGTATAAACTTGAAAGCCATAATGACAAGGTGGAAGTACCATTTGATCTAACTCACCTACATTCCAAGCGCTAACCATTAATCTTCTGCTATCTGGATTCGTTTTTAGTTCTGAGATTAGGTTTTGGATTTGGTCTATACATCCATACGAGTATTTTTCTGATGGTTCCCAATCTCTCCATTGCTTACCATAAATTGGACCTAATTCACCCCACTTTTCGGCAAACTCTTTATCGGTTTTAATATTATTAATGAATTCTTCTTTTGTAAATTGTCCATCTATATCCATTGATGTTTTGGCTGCATAGTTTTTATAAGCATCCCCATCCCAAATATGACAGTCATAGTCCAACAAAAATTTGATATTAGTATCACCTCTCAAGAACCACAACAATTCTGTTACGATTGACTTCCATGCCATCTTCTTTGTAGTCAATAGTGGGAAGCCTTCTTTCATGTTGTGCCTGATTTGCCAACCGAAGATTGATTTGGTACCTGTACCTGTACGATCTGCTTTATCTACTCCAAAATGTAGAATATGATCGAGAAGTTCTTTGTATTGTGAGTCTATTCGATTGCTCATACGTTTGCTTTCCTGATTATTGGTTTAGGCATTTGTATGGTACTTCCATTTGCTATTGAGAAACTATTGCTAGTGTTTGGCTGAGCTTGTACTACACCATCGAATTTTGTTTTCCTTACTACTAGAGGATGATACTCTTCATTGTCATGCATTAATGTAATTGTGCTAGATACCATTAATTCTTCTTTTGGTTCTTCTTTCTTTGGTACATAAGATGCTACTTTAGCTCCTACTACTCCTGCAGCAAATGCTGCTAGTCCTTTGAAAAACGATCTACGATTATTCATTATCGAATGTTTGAATGTTAGCGTTAACTTGTTTTAATTCTGACCATACACCTTCATACGTGACAGCTCTAACTTTGCGGTTGTCTATCCACATATACTCTTGTCCTTGTTTTATTCTGGGTTTGTCCATGATTAGACCATGATATTTGAAGCCATGTTCTTTTAACCATCTTTCTGTAGCTTCCCTGTCTTTGTTCTCTCTTGCGGTAAAGAAGTGAATTTGATTGCCTTCATCGTACCACTTATTTAATATATCTTTGGCATTTGGATATTCTTTTGCGGTAGGATACAAATGACTGTCTTCGTTCTTGATGTCATCACAAATAGTACCATCGATATCTACTAAAAATATTTTAGTCATATATTTTTTATTCAGTTTCATTCGAAATTATGTCACCGTACTGCTTAGCCGCTTTAGGATTGCGTTCTGCAAATATTTCGTAAGCAACTTGATATCTGCCAAATTCTATTTGGGTTGGAAGCAATTCCCAATATAAAGAATCGGCTACATGTTGTAGACTATCGCACTTTGCTTTATAGATTTTGGTTTCTGCTTGAGACGCTGAGGCAAAATATACTTGCACAAATAGGGCAAGCATTGATATTATGGTAGCGGTAATGAACACTTTAAGCATGTTATTTTATTTTTTCGTACATTTTGAATTTTGATTCTTTGTTGACCTGCAAGATCAGTGTGTTTATCTTTTCTATCCATTCCTTATATTCAGCCTTCTTTCTTTTATCTGGCTTCTGATCGAATAACTCTTCTATAGATTCCACTAGACTAACAACTCCTGCCATATTACCAACTTGATGTGTATTCAAACTCTTCAGCATTATCGTCAGACAAACAGTCTTCGATAATCTTGATAGTCTCTTCGATATCTCTATAGTACCACTCGTCATAGTCTGTTCCGCCAAAAAAGAATCCCGATTGGGTGGGCAGAGATCGATACGCGTTATCCTTATTCTTTACCACTTCGTCACATAAATTCAGTAGATTAGAAAGATCTTCTCTAGTTACTGTATACCTACCGCAATCATCTTTTCCGTTCTGAATATTGTCGACGAACCATTTGTGAATGGCATTGGCCTTTCTCCAATATCCGACTTCTTCGATGATATACTTAACTCTGTCAGATTTGATGTTAGGATGTGGTTCACCACCTTTAGTAACAACCACAGACTCTCTAGCTTCTTCTTTAATCCAATCTCCTGATAAGAGATAACTCTTCTTGTACAAATACATGTCTAGTCCCATAACTTTTATTTTTTAATTTGATTAAGCGTTTTGTTTCTTTCTGTACTCGCAAAGCTCTTCAAATCTTTCTAACTCCCTTTGGTTCCTTTTCTGAGATTCGCTGGTTTGCCACCGATAAACTTCTTCGACAAAGTTGTTGTACTGATTCATGGTTACTGTAACTTCTCTATCGGTAGAGTGCTGCGTTTGGATCTCTAAAGTGCACTTATATTTGTTGATCGCTTTGACTTTGAAATATCCTACGTAGACGTATTCATATTTGCTACGACCGAATTGTAGTCTTATCTCGTGAGGCTCGTCCTCTATAGATATAGGTTCCTCACTCCAACGATTCTTGATCTCCTTTTTGCTATTTACTTTGCACTCGAAGCCGACTTGTTTGTAAAGATTTTTTTCTTCTTCTACCAAATCCCTTTCTATTTGATATATGCTTTGCTCTAATTGACCGACCTCAGAATACATCTTGTTAACCGGCTCAGATGCTGTCTCGAAAAGAGGATTCCACGTATTGATAAACTCGTGTTCGATAGTGTAGAACTTCTCGGCAACTTTGCCTGCGATAATGAGATCTAACATGTCGTTGTCTTCGCCTGATCTGAAGTTACCAGAATATGAACTGAATCTCATTGTGGGTTGTCGATCTTTACTCCAATGTCTATCTATGGAAAGAGACACCGCGTTGTATCGACTGCCACTAGAAGATATGGACAAGATATTTAGCAATGCTTTTACACTTCGAATGTGTTCGTACACGTTTTGTTTTAGCCACTCCAAAACTTGTTCGTTTATGCGAGAGACTTCCGGATCGTATACTGTTTCTTCGTAATTCTTGAGCTCAGCGGTTTTTATATCTAACTGAGATTTTAAGGCTGATAGAACGATTTGATTGCTCATAACTTATTTAATTTTGGTAAATTTACGAAAGCTTTTTTACAATTAAAAACTTATTTTTTTAGTGCATTATTAATTTTCCCACCACCATTATCAGTCCTAATACTATAACCACAAAAGAAAAAACCATTACGGGAGCGAAAGTTTTATCGTCATTATACCTATTCATAACTTTTATTTTTTTATTAGATTTTTATTTGTTTCTGATGATATGGCAGGATATCCCGCTATTGCCCTTGCAATATTGTCTTTGGATCTCTTCTCTGTCCACGATTGATTGTCGAAAGCAGATACCACACATTCTGTGCCAGTGTCTTCTAAAACGATCCAAAGTTCAGGGCTATATGAATGTCTACTGGTCATGGACATACCCCAAGCATCTACGTAGTAACAATACCCTTTAAGATCCAAATCTTTTAATTCTTCGTAACTCTTCAAACTCATAACTCTATTTTTAGTTTTCAAAATATTGGCCATCCAAAAAGTAAACGTTCTCGTCTTTATAGGCATCCAACGTGATGTTAAAGTCACCATCGTTGTAGTCCATGATGTTGCAATCAAGCATTGTCCAACCTATCTTGTTCTCGTCAAGATATTTAGCGAACTGATTTGCGTCTACTTTCTTAGCTGTCTCGATGATCTCTGTGAGTGCGATTTTCTTTTTCATAACTTCTATTTTGAATTTGGTTAGAGGTAGTCTTGAATGTCGTAGCTGTGAACGGTGGGGTACACTTTAGCGATGTTCTCACCGTGCATTTCCAGCATCTTGTTGTAGCTTTCGCGGTTCTTAACTGGAAAATCTACCGAACCGCCATTGGGATGCTTAACCTCCATTCTTACGCAGTCATATTCTGCTATGTATCCTGTGCCCTCTGCGGCGAACTGTTCTGCTTCTGTCTCGAAAGTGAAATTGAATTGTGACATAACTTTTATTTTTATTTTATTTATTCATGGCTACGCTAGTTCCAAATCCCAATCCATCGTGAATAAGACTGGATCCTAAAACGAATGCTTTATCCACCCAAGATACAGCTCCAACTGCAGTGTATTGTCTCTGAGAGTAAAGGTTGGTCTCCGACCAATATTGATTGATTGTTCCAACGGTCAGACCTTTAAGAATATCCTCATCTATCACGACACACTTCTTACCTTTCATAGCAAATACAGTCAAAAAGTAATCACCGTCATTTGCTTTGAATTCGATAGTGGCTAACGCTCCTTTTTTGTACCAAGACAGGATCTCAGCCGGAGACTCGTAAGTCCTTCCGTTCTCTACTCCATTGAAGTCTTCAATTTCTTTGATAGTGTAAAAGCCAGCAGGACATTTAACTACGACTCTGTACGTACCCTTACGACCATTGATGAAGTTAACTGTCTGAATGTTGAGTGTGTTGATGATGTTCATATTCTTTTGATTTGGTAACAGTGTAAAATTAATTCTTTTGGGAGTAGTAATCCTTGCCATACGGTACGGCTCTTACCGCATCGTACGCCACCTTGGCTTGCTCCTTGGGTACCATGATGAATATGCCCCTACTGACTCTGGATGGAGCCTCCGTCCACTTGACCCCTGCTTGGGCTAAGGCAGCTCTGATTCTGGTATTGTAATCGGTTCGTAAGGGTAAGTCGGCTAAGAGTAAGATCGCTGTCATACTGTATTGATTTGGTAACAGGGTAAAATTACCCCAATTCCATCAAACATGGCACTTTTTTCTAACTTTTTTTAAAGTTTTTAGTTTGTTTAGTCTTGGAGCCCCAGACTGTATGATTTTTAATTGGGAGCTAAGAAAGCTAAAAAATATCTAACAAGCGTAACTGATTGAAAACCAACGAGTTATGAATAACCTATTGGAAACCAATCAGTTATCTGGGATCCTGGCCGTGCTGTCCGTAGTGGCCGATCCTACCTCAGACGAATCTATTTGATCTACCTCTTCTTTTGTTTGCTTTTGTTTATATGACGATTCGCAAGCTATCAACGCAAACATCAGCGCTAACGCAAACACTATCTTTTGTTTCATACACGATTTTGTTTTTGTTCATGATTTTTTTTACCAAAGATATGTAGTTAGAAGTCTCTGAATACATTTTCTTTATGTAGTTCATGTACTGACTTCTTGTCATGTTAGGATATTTTCTGAATAGGTTATCTTGCCACAGTTTGTAGTCTTTAACGCTATCCTTCCAAGAGAGGTACCTCGCGTATCCGTACCTCTGACCGACTGCGGTAGTTTGCCTTACTTTTGGATATCTCATACCAAAGAAGTTGTTGTTGTGTTTTGCCAACTTAGAGGTAAAGGATCCTGATTCTAAGATCGCTTGAGACATGGCGATATCGGGAAACTTGATACCGCGGTAAACTATCTCTCTGTAAACGTCTTGTTTGCTGGGAGTTTGTGCGTACACCACGAAACATATCATGGCTAGCGTGATCATAACCGTTTTTTTCATACCACTATTTTACCGAATTAGTTCTTATCTTATTATCTTCTATGATTAAATAATCTCCCGATGTTTCCATCGTATCTATGAAGTAGTATCTGCCTCCTGTGAATTTATCGTTGCCTTCCAAGTCAATTCGTTTCATTCCAGTATGTCCCACAATTTGTATGTAGTCTTTCTTTAGTCCCTTATCATGCTTCTTGTTAGAAGACATTAACGATCTTGGTCTAATCCAGATAGGAGTTTGCGTTGTGTTATCTCCGTAAGCATCGAATCCGTTAAACTCAAAAGCTAAGGGTTTATACTTAAAAAGATCGTTTAAATCTGCCACAACATTATCTTTTGTCCAACCGTTCTCTCCAAAAACCTGATCCATGAATATTGGACTAACTCCTGCGTGGGTGAAAAGGTAATTATCAAATCCATAGGCCATAGACAGATGATGTCTGTTCTCGTCAATCACTTGCGTAATAGAAGGGGCAATCTTACTCTGATATCCGCTCGTGCCAGTGTATCCGATCTCTGGAAAATAGTGGTGATCGTGGTTACCGATTAACAACACCACTTCCACTTGAGGATTCTTTTCTTTGTATTGTACAATCTCTTTAAAGTTATGAATCTGCTCTACACCCGGTATGTCGAAAGAATCGAAGTAGTCACCGATGAATATCAATCTATCGATCGGTTCTTCTTGGTATAAGGCTAGCTTCCAATTGGATCTACCGTGTGTATCTCCTAATACTACTGTTTTCACGACTATTATTTTTTTGGCTTCCTAAAGTTCTTACAGATTTTGATACCTAAAATGGTAAAATACTCCTTGTATTCTATACCATCTGGTTTAATAAGAGGAGCGTTTTCCACTTCGATGAATATCCAAATCCATACTACAGAAAGTACTATACCAAATATAATTGTATTCATAACTTTTATTGTTACTTTGTAAATGTAAGGAATTCTGTTTTGCCCGTAAAATATAAATTCTTAGTGTTGCTGAGGGCCTCTGATAACGTATTCTAGCACTAACTTTTGTAGATCTCTTAGTGCTTCTGTATTTGCTTTGACTAGATCTACTAACTGATCCTTCTGTTCTACGATTAGCCCGAGCATCTCGTCTTGTAAAGCATCGACTTTCTTTTCTAGTTCGTCGTTCTTTCTCAAGAGTCTATTATACTGGTTCCAAGCAAAATATCCCAGTATTAAGGCTAGTGCGCCTACCACACCGTACTGAAGGAATGAGGATTCTACTGTTTCGTTGGCTACTACTTGAAGTAGATGCATAGGATCTATTATTTTTATGCTAATAAATATTTTTAATATTCACTAATCACTCAAAACAATAGTTTTTTTATATAAAGATTCTAAATAATATAAACACTCTTCTACGTCCCTATCCGCTACGCTTTCTGCCTGTATTTCTAACGGATTCTCGTGATGTTCTAAGTACAAAGACAGTATTTTGTAGTGATACATAGACTGTAGATAGTGCGTGTACTCGTGTATTATAGTGTGCGCAAGATCCTTAACCGTCTCGTGCTTGTCCTTGCTAACGAATATGACTTTGTCTATCTCGTCATAGTATCCCCAATCCTCTCCAGTGTAGTAGTCAGATTTTTTGAATACTATATCGGGATACCTACCGTTATACTTAGATCTTCCGTACTTCTTTTTACACCATTCATAAATCTTTTGTACGTGACCCTTATGCGGCTTTAAAGTCCAAAATTCTCTTGTACCAGGCTGGTTTACTTGCTCCATACTTTATTAGATTGGCTAACTTTTCTAAATCGTATTCTCCTCTCTTATACATATCTACGTCTAGCTGCTTACGTTGCACCCTAGATCCAAATTTGTACTGCTCACACCATTCTGTTAAAGGAAGCGGATCTTCTACTTCTGTAGTCTTTGAGATTCTCAGTGTTGTTTCTTGCATAACTATTTGTTTAGGGCTTAAAATTACCCAATATGCAAGACTCAGAGAACTTTATCTTCTCAGTGATTATTGGCCCTTCACTGGGAATCTAGTCCATCCATTTATCCACACCGGTTTTGAAAGCACCTCCATTTCGGACTTAGTATAAGAAGCTTCTTTGTTTCCTTGACCTAAAGCCTTTATCTTCATGTCTGCCGCTGTAATTACAGTAGAAGTAGATCTAAAGTTTTGTAGTGGATCATAAGATTGTACTTCGTTGTTTTCAAACTTGCTTATTCCGTCTTTGTATGCTTGTGCAGTTTCGTTTGACTCTACGCTAAATCCGCCTTTCATGTAGCCCAATATCTTAGAGTTTGTGATTGTGAATTGGGTAGCTCTTCTCCACCTCAATCCTAAATTGTGATTGGTTAATGAGCTAGCGTCGAATGGACCTACCAGAACCATCCCAATTAGCTTAGGATGAGTAAATGGTTGAGCAGTTGAACCAGTACCATCATTGTCACATTCTACACCATTACCAGCATCACCGTTATCTACGAATTGAGGATCACGTTTTGATACACCGTTTGTTACAGTTCCCGTATAACCGAAATCAAAATCGAAGTCATCGTCTGCAGTAGCGTAAGCATACAAATTCTTAGGCGATACTGTGCCTCCAAAGAATTCAAACGCGTCATCGTTAGCATATATAGTTTGTACGTTTTCAATTATAGTACTCGCGCCTACCGCTCCCAATGTAAGACCGTTGATCTCCGAATTGGGCAGTGCTGCGATACCTGCGTATTCGATACGAACGTACTTTAAGACTCCACTGTTATCAGCATCGTTTGTACCACCGTAAGGACGACCAATACCGCCTTCAATAGTTGGTTCAGATGAACGATTCGTTTTTGCTCTACCCAATATTACGATACCGCCCCAATCACCGGGAGCTTTTTCACCAGCTGGTTTACCAGATGTAAATACTATAGGTTTAGTTACAGTTCCTTCAGCTATAATTTGAGCTCCTCTTTCAATACACAATGCACCTTTCTCAGCGATATCACTTACGATAGTTGTACCAGGTTGAATGATTAACTTAGCTCCATCAGTTACGTAAACATATCCTTTGAGTGTCCATACTTTATCTGATGTTAAAGTAGTCGTTGCGTTAATGTTTCCTGATAGTGTTGTTGTTGAAGGTACGTTGATAGGTTCATCACCTCCACCAAGTTCTTTTGTGCAACTGAATAATCCAAATGCTAAAAAGAGTACTAATAGCTTTTTCATAAATTTAGGTTTAGTGTTAACGAGATTGTTTGTTCATTGTTTGTTTTTATTAAATCACCTCTATTCTTTTGATAGTATTTAGAGGGTTGCGCTAATATGTCTGATACTGCTAACTTTACTTCACCTTTCTTTATCTTTCTAAGATATACAACATCTACTACATCTCTAGAGTTTTCGAATATATCAGAGTATCCTTGAAAGCCAACAGCAGATATTCTATCACCTACTCTATTGTATGTTATGTTTAATGTATTAGACTTCTTGTGTAAGTTTAATCCACCATTTACAATATAGTTAGATTGTCCTTGTAGTTGCCTCTTAGATCCGTTTACATTAACTTCTGAAGTCATAAGAGAAGTATTAGCATAGAAGTCTAGCCATTCTGTCATTTTCTTTCTTACTTCTATTTCTATACCGTATAAAGATGCTTTATCTGGGTTTGTATATGTCAACAATAGATTAGAAGGAACAGAACCGTCTGCTACGATCTGCTCGATAGGTTTTATGAATTGCTTAGCAAATACTCCTACAGATACAGTCTCTCCAGTTTTAGGATAGTATTCCCACTTCAAGTCTATGTTATAAACATCAGACTTTTCTAACTTTGAGTTGCCTAACAACTGTGCATTTCTAACAAAGTCATAGTATGCAAAGTTAGCAACCTCTCTAAACTCAGGTCTTGCCAATGTTTTGCTTATAGAGAATCTCTTCTTGATCCTATCTACTGTCTTAGACACGTTTAACGATGGAAGAAAATCTAAGTATGTTCTATCTACGTTTACTTTTTGTCCACTAAAGTCTGCTGTATTAACATTGAATATGTTGTATTCTGTTCTTAAGCCGGTGTTTAACTTCCAATCTCCGAACTCTTTATCATACATAAAATAGCCAGTAGCCAAATCAAAATTAGCTTTGTATCTGTCTGTATTGTTTGTTATTTCATTCATCAAATCAGAAGCTTCATATCTAAATACTCTTGCTTGAAACTGCCTCATCTTCTTTAAGTACGTAGCTCCTACTTTAATATTCTTAAACTCTTTGTTAAGTCCAGTGTTAAAGCTATTCTCATTCATTATACTCCAAAATCTATATGTATCTCTCCAAGCGATTGAATAGTTTTGATTAGATCCTAAAGACTTAGTGATAGGATTAACTCTATAATCTGGTTGATCTCTCAACATTAAATTATAACCTACATTAAAATCAATAGTCTTGATCTTAGTATCAAACTGAGAGTTAACTACTGTCTTTACTATTTTATTACTTGATGTACTTTTAACATCTTGAACATTATCATAATTCTCACCAAACCTAGTAAGATATGATTGTTCTACTTGATGATTGAATAATGTCTTTAGACTATACTTGTACTTTCCTATGTATGTAATATTCAATAGAGTATTTAAAGACTCTGTAGTTGTATAAGATGTATCTTTGTATTTGTAAGCAAGTTCAGTAGAAGATTGATAGTCCAACCTATCTGTGTAATTCAAAGAGTAAGATCTTCTTCCTGTAGAACTGAATAATACATTCCACTTGTTTTTTTTAATACCGAATGAAATAGCACCATTGTAGTTGGGACTAGATGTAAAGTTTCTAGGATCATAAGAGTTTATCAACTTAGTGTAAGCTCTTCTATCTCCTAAACTACCTACACGAAACTTATATGTAGAAGGGAACGTGGAAGGGAATTTAGTATCTTGTACTAACTTGAAGCCTTTCGAAGTTGATACTAAACCCCAACCACTCCCTAATGATACGTTTAAAAAGTTACCTGATACGTCTTTGGTTGTTACTTGAACTAATCCACCAGAAAAATCACCAGGTAAATTTGCAGCTGCTGACTTAGCAACTATGATATTGTCTATTAGGCTAGAAGGAATAATATCAAAAGAGAAAGCTCTTCTATCAGGTTCTGTAGAAGGCAAAACTGTTTTATTCAACATAGCAGAATTGTATCTATCTGCTAAACCTCTTACTAAAACGAATCTATCATTTTGAATAGTTACTCCGTTAACTCTTTTAAGAGCATCACCTACAGTTCTATCTGGAGTCTTCTTTAGATACTCGATAGAGATACCGTCTGATACTACGGAATTGTTTTTAACAATGTTGATTACTGAAATGTTACTTTCCTTCTTAGCTACTGATTTTACTGTAATTTCGCTAAGTCTTTGATTGAATAGTGTGTCTTGAGAGAATAAAGAAAGAGGAAGTAACGAAACAAAAATAAGAAACGGCTTGATCATTATTTAGGACTGTTAGTACCTTTATAATTATCAAACCGCTTCAAAGGGTTTCTAAAACCCGTATTATCAAATCATTAATTATAGAGCTGCAAAGAATATAGTAGCAAACATAAGTACGAGAGATAAACCCATATAATGTTGCCTGTCTTTATTCCACCACTCTTCATGCTTTTTATAGATTATTTTATTCTGTTTGTACATATACTTAAAACTATCTACTTCTGCTTTGTACTTTAATGAGACAGCATTCAACTGATTATACTTGTCTTCACTTTCAACTTTATATTTGTTAAAGTCAAACTTAGACAATTCTAATGTCTTATTCAATCCCTTTATACTATCATTTAATACAGAAAATTGCTTATTGATATCATTACCTTGCTTTAAGGTAATAAGTACAATAGAGTCATTACCAATTTTCTTTACCTGAGGATACTGGGAGTAGGTCAAATTTGACGTTACTAATAGGAGCGTCAATAGAGTCAAGCTTTTTATTAGCTTCATTTAATTCAGATTTTAATTGTTTCACTTCTGCTTTTAACGAAACTATTTGATTCGCTGCTTTGGTGATCATTTCACCTGTTTTCTTATCAGCCTCTTGTATTGCAACTTTATTTATTTCTTGAGTTTGTTTTGCTTTCTTTAAAAGCTCTACGAACTCAGAATCTTTTTTTGTTTCTTCACTTGGTTGTTGACCAACTATAATGCAACTAGCCAAAAACAAACCAAATATAACTATTAGTGTTCTCATGTTATTGAGGTATTTTGTTTAATTTACTTACTACTTCGTTCTTTGCCTCAGCTGTCGCTGCTTGGAAAATAAACACTTTCAATTGATTTTCTAACGTGTCTATTTTAGTTTCCAACTTCTCTATCTTACTATCTTGTTTTGCGATGATGTCTTTATTTGTCATTTTACCATCGACATAAAGATATCCGATCGCAATTAATACGATAAATAATAGTCCTTTTACCGGATCTTTGCTAAATTCTTTGAAAGATATAGGAGGTTTAATCGCTCCTGATACTGCATCTACTGCTGTTGTCTTTTTTGGCGCCATTTTATTTTTTATTTATTTGCTATGTTTTCCGTCTTCAAAAGCTCTCCACTCTTCGAGATCGTCAATGCGTTGTTCTTGTTCTTCTAACCAATCGCTTTTGCGTTGACGTTCTTCTATAATTTGTTGGATTTTAGAATTAGTTTCTTTTTTTAACTCCTCTATTTCAGATCTCATCAAACGAAACTCACTGAAGATACCTCCGGCGGCAAACGCTACCGTGAGGATACCTACAATGATACTCCAGTTATTGGATAAAAAGTTTGATGTCTTATTCTCCATCTTCTCCTTTAGTCTTGTTGATGTACTTATCAACAGAGGCTATACCAAAACATCCCAAAGTCATCCACAAAAACGCGTTAAATATGAACTCTTGAATGATTAGTTCTTTTCCCAAAGTGCCGGTAACAATATCTGCGATTGCGAATACACACATCATTGTAAAAGAAGCAAATCCTATAACCGCTTTCTCGTTGATAGAGTTGTCATCATTAAACAAAGCCTTAAAGAAGTTTTTCATAATGTACTTTTAATTTGTAAAATAAAAAAGGGAACCGAATTACTGATGTAACCGATTCCCTTATTCTTCAATAAATATGTGAGACTTCTAGATTTTCAAATCTATGAACTCCGACCCATCATTTTTATCCTCATTTGGATCTTCGTAAGCTACGATGTCCATCTCGTCAAGGTCTTCTTGTTGGTTGACCAGTCCTACGCTTTTTAGATGTTCGTAGTACATATCGTCCAAATTGTAGAAGTTATTGAACTGTTCTTTTGTTATCTCGTCTCCATTTATTCCATTGTTAGTAACGATCTTTCTTACCCAACTTGGCTTGAGTTTGGTTATCATGTTCGGCAATGCGTAGTGGAACGCACAATTATAGCAATACCAATTCAAGTTCTCTAACTCCCAGTTCGTCCTGTCATCGTCCAGGAATGTTAAAACTAGAGGCACTTTGTTGTCTAAGAGTCTTCTCTTATCGTAGCCACAAGAGCAGCAATAAGCTGGGAGCGTACCTGTAGTAACTAGTAAAGACTTGAGTCTAGTGAACCTCTCTTCTGAAAACCACTGACCCTTCTTCAACATCGCTTGGATCTTGGTCTGACCGGGTTTTAGCTTGATAAATTCGTTGTGCTTCTTTATTCCCTGTCCTGCCACATTTTTGTGTAATTCGAATAGGCTTTTTCCTGTTTCTTGATCTATATATTTGCTTGCGTACTTCTTGTACGATTTGTAAGATATCTTTAGGTATCGTGCTGCTGCCTTGTTGCTTTGAGTAAACATCATGGCTTCTCTTATTGTGGGCTCGCTGAGCTGCAATCCCTTGTATGGGTTGTTTTCTCCGTATTGGTCCTCTCTTCTCTGCCACTCTCTGTTCTCCATCACTCTGCTATTTTCTTGTTGACGAGCTTCATCAAATCCCAAAGATCGTAAGGATCTTTTAAGTAGAGCTCTCTACCGTCCTCGGTTAGGATTGGATTCATTGATCCGTCTGCTGCAAATCTGTCGTACAAATAAAATCCTATAAGATCGGAACACTGTTTACCAAAGTTCATCTCTATCAAAGAATCTATGACTATGAAAAACTTCTCGTCGTATGTACTGAAGTCGATCCTCATGTCTGCGTATAATAGATTCTGTCTAACGTTTATTTCTTCTATGCTTTGGATTATGAGACAGAACATCTCACGCTTCTTATCGTTGTCGCTCTTCTTCTTTCTCTTAGCGATGCTCTTGACGTTCAGTAACTGATCTACTGCGTCTTGTATCTGTCGAAACTTATTGTCTTCCATCTTTACTTTTTTAGTGACTCTATCGTCTTTGCTAACTCTGCGCAAGCTTCGTACTCCTCTTGCTTGGTGTGGAGATCTATGCAAGAACTCAACGCGCTGATCCAATCTTTCTTATGGATCTCTACGAACACATTGAATGTGTTTATCTCGAATACGGTGGCGTAAGATTTCTTTTCTTTTATGGCCTTGTTTATGGCCTTAGGCACTTCAGTCTTTAATACTTTCACTAACACTTCGGACTCTACGAGATCTTCTGATCTCATATCTTCTATGTTCTCGAAGTTCACTCTGAACGGCCGCTTATTCATAACGTACTTGCTCATTTGATACTAGTTTTTTAGTGCATTAACCAATAACTTTGATATCGAATCTATGGGAACTATGAAGCTGATTACGTTTTTGTATGGATTCCTGTCGTTGAAAGCAACCGCTATTCCAGAATCACTGAACTTTTTCTGTAAAACTACACTGATCTTACTAGAAAGTTCTTGCTTGTCTCTTGGATCTTCAGGTTCGTTATCCATAACAAACTGCATGTTTATTCCCATTTTGGTAGGAGAATCTTCGGGAACAAACCTTAATTTTAATCTTTGACCTAGTATAGTTACGTTGTATATGGGTTCTATCGATTTCATCCTCGCGTAGTTTCATATAAATATACAAAACTATTTTGACATGGAGAAATTTAATTTATCAATCTTAGGCAACTCCGCAAGCTAGTGGAGTATTAGAGTTTCCGTAAGTAACATTTATTGTGGTAGTTAGAGGAGTTGGATTCACGGTATAAGTGTCTGTGCCTGTTACACTAAAAGAGCTTGTCATTTCTACACCAACACTATCATTACAAAGTCTCCATTGAGCTACTTCTGTTCCAGCTGTTCTTGTTACTTCTAGTGTATAGGGAGTATTAGATTCAGAAATAGTGATTGATCCGTTCTTCGCTCCCGATCCTTGGGACTCTTCGTTTAATAGCACGGTATTTGTAGAATCTTTAATAACCAGTCTAGCTGCTCCTGATCCTTGCTCGCTAAGATTCCAATATATGGTTACTATTGTAGGAGGAGAAGATTTTAGAAAAGCGTTTATTGTAAATGGCATATTTTATATTATTTTAAAATCCATAGCAGTTATCGCAATAGAATACAAAATATAGATATCTTCCTTTGTTTACATCGTAAGTATAATTATAATCGAAACTCATACTTACGTCAGCCCATATTACTCCGCTAGAAGCATCCCAGTCTAATTTACTTCCAGTAATTCTATCTACGCTTCCCGTAGAATTTCCCAAAATTCCCCATGGTTTTCCGTAATATACAACCAATCCAGGTCCAGAATTATAAGGCAGATCTGCTCCTCCTGATATGCTTATCGATAATGTGGCATCTGTGGTACCCGCGTCGTAAATTGCCATAGAAGAAGGAGTGCAGTAATCATCTACCACTCTTTTTACTATTGAAGTAGTTCCTAAAGACAGCGAGTTGGTGTGATTGTAAGAATACCAGTTTGACATTGGCATTCCATTAAATATAGAACCCGTAAAATATGTACCTTCTCCAGAATATAAGTTTATTGGCGCATACAAATTATAGCTAATACCATAGTAAGATCCCGATCCCCAAGATCCTGCTGCCCATTCCGTAAATGCGTAGTTGACGGCTTGACTTTGAGACATCTCTTCTCTAATCATATTTGCCGAAAGTTCTCCGCTACTTGGTAATGCCATCTATCCTTGATTTTAATTCTTGTATCTCTGATTGCTGTTCTTTTATGGCCTGTATCAATAGCGTCACTATCTTATCGTACTTCACTGCTTTATATCCGCTATCCCTAGTGGTTACGACTTCTGGAAGTACTTTCTCTAGCTCTTGAGCTATCACTCCGATATCGTGTCCTTTGTTTCCGTGGTGATCAATGTCTTCTATCCAATCAAATTCTACGCCGCTAATCTGATTGACTTTAGACACCGCATTGATGATTGGTTTAATATTTTCTTTGAATCTTATATCAGATGTACTATACGCTACTATGTCGTTCGTTGCGTCTATTCTACCTGGTGTAGCCGAAGGAGCTATATCTCCTACGGCTAACGAAGATCCTGTAATTACAACTTGAGTTGCTGAGTATTGGTATACAGATCCTGTTGAAACAGTAGTTGTACTATTCCATATAGTATTATAATTTATTTTACCTCCCGATAAACTGGCTCCACCTGTTGCGCCTGATCCTGTGGTAGTTAGAATATTACCGCTCGCGTCAAAACCTAAAAATCCAACAACAGTGCCGGTGAAAGAAGTAGTCGTGGTATAGTTTTTAAATACTATTCTTCCGTTATCTTGTATTTCAAGTCTGTCTACTTTAGAAGTACCATTCCAACTTGAAAAAGTCAAATATGGATTACCACCTGTACCTGTTCCCCATATAATATTTGATTCTCCAGAACCTCCAGTATAGTTCCATCCAAAATGCAAACCGTAATTTTGAGAAGGAGTTCTAGATCCATTTAGATTGCCGATAAAGGCAGCTGACCATTGATTTGCTCTACCAATTTCAAGAGAGTTTGATATATTTGCAACTGCTCCTATACCAAGATTAAGGTTAGAACCTATTGTCATCGCCAACGAAGGAGTGCCTCCTGTGTAAAATTCCAATCCTCCGCCAGATCTATTTTGAATGGTTCCGTTTTGAGCAGAAGTCGATGGTTTTAGAAAGATAGAAGCTGCGTTAGTTGCGCCATCTGCTTGTATTAGCAAATAAGGTTCTGCGCTAGTTAGCTTCATAACTTCGTTGGTAACGCTGCTCGTAACTATTAATCCGTTTGTTCCGTTGAAAGTTAGTGAGTTACTTCCGCCAGTTACTATTCTGTTTCCAGACAAAGATCCGTTAGAGTTGTAAATGTTTGTGTCCGTTACCGTACTAGCTATCGTAAAGTTGGGATACGTACCTGTTACTGATATACCTGTACCGTTATTTAAAACTACAGTTTGATCCGGAGCTGCGTTAGTTAAAGTTATTGTACCTGTTGAAGTGACTGTTCCACCACCGCTCAATCCAGATCCTGCTGATACAGTTACCGAGGTTACCGTTCCTACGTTGTTTGTGTATCCGCTCGGATTGCTTGCTAAATAGTATGTACTGTTATCGTAAGTTATACTTGTTCCAGAAGCCTTAACAAATCCTGTGCCGTTTATTACGTTTACTGATGATCCTAATGCGGTAGAAGCTCCTTGAATAGTTATAGAACTATTAGTAAGCCCTGAATTTGGAATAGTAGTTAGATAATTAATATTAGTTCCCGACATGCTGACGTATCCTGTTCCGTTTAACACGTTAACTGATCCTCCCAAAGCTGTTGAAGTACCTTGAATGGTTATAGAGCTATTAGCCAAGTCTTTATTCGGAATAGAAGCTACGTATGCGACAGTGGCTCCAGACATGCTAACGTATCCTGTTCCGTTTAGCGTGGTACCTGCTGCTGAATTTATCGTAACATTACCTAGACCATTGGTTGGAGATATGGTTACGTTTGTTCCTGCCACTATCTTAGTAACTCCTCCGTTTTCAGCATAAATAGCGGAGCTAGCGGTTCCTAACAACGATCCTGTGATATTCGGCGCCAAGACAGATCCTGTGAATTGATGAGTGTCGGTTGGTTTGTTTCCAAATATGTTTGATCCAGAACTGTATGTGATGCTAGAAGTGATTGTCTGAACTACCAAAGTTTCAGCTGTGATAGTTCCTGTGATCAACGCGCTTGACCCTGTTATAGATCCAGACACATGTAAACTACCTGAAAGTACGTTAGATACACCATTCCAACGATATCTAATGTTTCCTTGACCATCTGATAAGATGATATTATTAGATGCGTTTAAAGAAGTATTTATGTGACCAACTATTGTATTATAATTGTTAGTTTCTGAACCGAGTCCTGTATATCTACCAATAATAATATTACCGATACCTGTTGTTAAAAGTCGGCCAGCACCCGATCCTACGAGCGTATTATTTCCTCCAGTAGTTGCATTACCAGCATACCATCCTAAAAATGTATTAGCGCTTGACGCTATATTTGATTGTCCAGCACCGTATCCAATAGACGTATTTGTAGAAGCTGCTGAATTTAAAAGAACATTGGCGCCCGTGCCAACTGCAACATTTGAAAAATTTGCATCTAAATTACCTCTACCAACTGTGACTCCATTAATATTAGCGTCATTACTACTACTCAAATTATTAACAATCGCGCCAGATCCTGAAACGTAAGACGCGCTGATGGCATTAATGGCATAAGATGATGATACCGCCCAACTTGCGGTTCCAAATAAATATCCTGTAATACCGTCTGATACACTGAGACTTCCTGATATTACGGTAGAACCGCTAATTTCTACAATCGATGCGGACAAAGTTCTGGATAGCCACTCGAAGTTGCCATCCATTTCTTGAAAGGTTAGCTGGCTTTTCTTTACTAGCCTATAAATTGGATAATTCGCCATAGTAATTATAAATATACCTAGGCTAAGGTTCTACAAACAGGATTTCTATGTATCCAAAATCGACGTAATCGTCGTCTACGTATAAAACTCTTGGAAAAATAGGTTCCTTTGGATCTTCCAAAATCTTGTACACGCTAAAAACCCTGGGATCGATCCTATTGGGTCTCATGCGGTTTTCGTAGGTATCCGTATTTTCGTAAGGTCTCTTATTTTTGGTAGGTTCGAAATAAGATTCCCTGTTGATTAATAGATCTTTTGGATTGGCCATTTAAAAACTAGGTATTTTCATATAAATATGCTCACATGGATTGCTGTATCAATCAGGAAAAATAAGATTTTATAGGTAGAATCATGTCTTTCTCTTTGGATTTCATAGAGAATATCTTGAATGAAAAGAATCCAAGTTGTAAATTCCCTATTTGACCTGATTGTTTTATTATCTCTGGAAATTGCTGTATGATCTGAAAATCACTGCTGGTTAATTTTTTCAGATCAAACTCTACGAGTATATCGTTATTTTTGTTTTCGCTGGTGTGTTTAATCCTTTCTTTTAGATCGAAATAAGTATTGGGTTGTTCGTATTTTACGTAGTCTTTTATGATATCAGCATCAGAAATGTATATAGTGTCGCATATTGGTTCTAAAAATGCCAAATAATGAATGTTACAGTTTTCTACCACAAATCCTATATCGTACTTGGGTTTTATTATGGGATGTTGATATTCATCGTTCTTTATCCAAGATCCCCATTTGCGCAGGTATTCTCTTGCCGCGCGCTGAGAAGCTTTCTTAAAGTAATCATCGTCCTTACCTACTTGATCAGTCCAGCGATGACCCCTGCACGTCAGGTGATAAACCAGTGCATCTCTAGACTGGATTAACTTGTATCCCTTCAATATCCACCTTTCGAATATATCTGAGTCCTCGTAAGGGAACGGTGCGTATATCTGATCGTGACCACCTATCCTCAAGAAGTCCTCTTTATAGATAAACCACGGCGCAAACATTCCGTTAGACGTTTCTCCTTCGTACAAGCTTTGCATCTTGATGCAAAATTTTTCAAAACTAAGAATGTCTAGATCGTCAAAATCAACACCGAAATTTTGAATAATCTTCTCGTTACCGGGTGGATGCAAAGGAGGTTCAACTCTAGTTCCTGCTACCACTACGCCCGGTTTTAGGTGCTTAAGCATGTTCTTCACATAGTTTGGACCCATGATCATGTCAGCATGCATGATTCCCACCACATCTCCCTTTGCTTTGCTTATTCCGTAATCGTAGTGATACGTGTGACCCTTCCTTTCGTCTGATTTTAGAACAACTAAGTTGTGATCTTCCCTATACATGTCTCTCATCCACTCCAAAGTTCCATCGGTAGAAGCATCATCTATCAATACTAGTTCTATGTCAGGCGCGTGCTTTCTAACGCTCTTGTATGCGTTCTTTAAGTGTCTTAAGTTGTTGTGACTGGGTATAATTATACTAACCATAATTTATTTCCAATAAGTTCTTGTTGAGTCTATGCTTTTGTTTTTTAACCTATTAAGATATTCTTCGTAAGTGATCTGGTTGTTAGAGAGATCGAATACTTTGTAATCGTATTTTTTTGCTATGCTCACTATATCCTCTACTGTATCCCCGTAATTGTAAACGAAGTTGTTGTGACCTTCTAAGAATATCATAGGTTTGTAATTCGACAACACGTGATCTGCATTTTTTAAAATTTTAACTTCGAATCCTTCTGTGTCTATTTTCATTACGTCCGGAACCACTTCGTAAAGTTGGCAAAAGTAATCAACCGTCAACATGATTATACTATCGTTTCCCTGAAAGGACAAAGAGTGCAGTTCTCCTGGTTTTGTCCAATAAGAAGTCAAAGAGTTCTTATCTCCCATCAATGCTTTATGAGGGTATATTTTTTTATCTGGATTTTTGCACAGATTTTGTAATAACTGTAACATGCCTTCGTGAGAACCGTCTACAGCGTGAGACACTCTGTCTTGTCCTGAGAAAAACAAAGAAAACACTCCGAACAATGCTCCTATGTCGATCAAACTTTTTTTATCTTTCGTTTGTTCTATGAAACAAGTCATCTCTTGATTCTCTTCTGTGCCTTCAATGGTCCAACAATTGTACACGTCTTTGTATAGATCGTAAAAAGATCCTACTTGAAATGATCTGTCTTTTACTTGTATCTTCATTCTTGCGTTTTTATTTTTCTGTTTTTGATTATTGAGCGTAACTTTCTCCGTAATACCTAAATTGAGAATATATGGTCTTGTACTTACTACCGCTAAAGTAGGAATTCATATTGAACTCTGCGTTTCTGCAGAACTCTTGGACACCAATGTTTATTTTATTTTGCTTAAAAGTTTGAGAGTTTAAGTGACATATCGTATTGTTATCCGACACTGTTGTAGAAAACCCAAACTCTTCTGCTACGCATCCGGCATAAAAATCTAATCCCCATCCAAACATCAGCTCTTGCGGAAACTGACCTATTTTTTCCAATATGTCTCTTCTCAGCATGGGACACTGAAAGTCTATCCACTTAACATTTCTAATTCCTTTACCCCAGTTCCACATTTGCTTCCAATGACACTGGTCTATCGAAGCGTTTATAACACTCGGAGAATAAACTGCTGAATTGGATTCTTTGGCCTCTTTAAGAGATGTTGTTATAAAAGAAGGTCCGTGAAAGATCAAATCGTTGTTTAGAAAGTACAGGTAATCGTGGTTCGTACTTAAAAAGTAATCGAGCACGACATTAAACCCTCCACCAAAAAATATGTTTTCTTCAAGTCTGTGCGTTGTACTTTTTGCCAGAGATTCAGAAGATCCGTTGTCCACTACCATCAACTCACATTGATTAAACATGGGATCTTTTTTCAATTGATTCACCAAGTTATCTGTTAATTCTGGTAAATTGTGGTTAAGCGTTGCGATTAGCATGTTAGTCGTGTAAGTAGGTTGTTTTTAATTGAATGTGTTCTCTGACTTGATTTTTAGTTAGAGGTACTACATAGCATTTAGAATATCTAGACATGCAATCCGTTCCGTATCCTCCTTGATGCCCTATAATAACTTTTGCATGGGACTTTACGTAGTTTTGAACTCTTAGAGACATTTCTATGCTGCTAACGTCTAACACTTCATTATTTGTAATATAACGAAATTTATCTTTCCCTGAAAAATAAATCCACGGTACGTCGTGTTTACTTATTTCTCTTTGAATTATGTCTCTTCTTCTCTGTATCTCGGATTCTTCCATGTTTATGGAGTAAAAAAAAGAATCGTCTAAGTATAAGAATCCAAATTCCTTTCCTTCAAATAGGTTTTTGATAATGTTGTTTCCTTGATCAATCTCTTCTTTTGACCAATAAAGTTCGGGTTCACAGTCTTGCATCTCCTCTTCTGAAAACCTCCAAAAACTCAACATCTGTTTTACCAGCGGAATATGAGGGTTGTTCTCTTCGTACAACCTAAAGTGATCGTGATAAACTGGAAAGTTTTTGGGAATTTCGTCTATCATGCCATCCACGTATGGATTATTAGCAAACACTTCGATAACGTTGTTAAAGGGATTATCGTGTTTATTTTTCCAATTTGAAGGAGAGAAGTATTTCAATATGCAATCTGGAGAAGGGATTATCACTTTAGAATTTGGATACTTTTGTTTTATCAATCTAGGCATTGCCGATAAGATAACCCAGTCTCCGTAAGAATGACAGGTTCTGAATATCGTAAAGACTTCCTGATCTAGATATTCTTTTGGTATGTATCTTGGATTTTTTGAAGAGAATCCCAATAATTCTACTTCTGCTACACCTTGAAAATACTCGTTAAAGAATACCATATTACCCAAAAATTTTATCGTAGTTATCTATGTACTGTTGTTCAAAAGGTCTAAAATGGATTCCTCCGCCTATTTGTCCGCTATTGATCATATGTTTATTGAAAGACGAATACTCTTTTACGGTCACGTTATCATCTTCGCATGTTGGAAATGTATGAAGAGCTTCTATGTTCAAATCAACAAAATCTTCGGTCATGTATGCAGGATATTCAAGAGTTCTTCTCACAAATTCTGCGTCTTCAAATCCTATGCCTATGTAGTTCTCGTTAAAAAATCCTACAGAGTTAATGTACTTATAATTGACGATAAAACAAGCCCAGCCGTTGTTGGTCTTTAATATAGTTTCGTTGTTTGTAGATATTTTATGATTTATAAAATCGGATATAAAATTGTTTTTTATTGCTGAATCATCGTTTATTATTATACAATTATCGTAACAAGTGTTTGTAATCATATCATTCCACATTCTAGATAATCCTCTAAACTTTAAATAAAAAGTTAAGTACACATTCTCGTGCTTACTGGCCAATTCCAAAATGTATTTTCTATACTCATTGTCAAATTGTTTTTTATAGTCGCAATTCACAGATATATAGATCGGAATATCTTGGCTCTGTTTTCTAATATCTTCTATTAGATTTTTAATGTAATCCTTTCTTTTTGAATACGTAGCTATACAAACACAATAGCTTTGGTCATTTACTATCATAGTAATAGTTTTTTAGATCTGATAATTGATTGAATATGTCGATGGCCTTTATTTTTCCTGTTAAGCATTTATTTATATTGACTTTGTCATTTGGAGTGACAATAATATCCTTGTCAAATACTTTTTTTATGCACTGTAAAAGATCGTATTTCGATATGCATTCGCTGTACACAATGGTCTCTGTGTCGTAATCTTTCCAATTGTTTATTAACACTTCGCACTGTTTTGCCCACTCGTACGTAGTTATTCCGTTCCACATTGCTCCGCTGTACCCTTGAACTTCGTTTTCACTTCTTAAAAACCATTCTAATAAGCTAGAATACGTCTTTAATTCAGGTCCAATAATAGAAGCTTTTATTATCTTGGTTTTTTTCGCGTGCTGAATTAAATAAAGCTTAGCGGATCTTTTTGAAACTCCATAACTGTCTTCATCCATCTCGCAATCGGTACCTGGATGTACTATACAAGTGTTCGCGTTGTTTTCTAACCAAATTGGTAGATCAAAATTTATCTCGAAACTCTTTGTTTTTTGGGGTATAGCACCGATGCAATTGATAACGTAATCTCCTTTGAAATTTAAAACGTCGTTTTTAAACTCCTCTGAAGGATATCTGTGGTCTGTTGTATAAACCTTGTATTTTTTATCCAACAAATACTTTCTAACCATGTGGCCCAACATTCCGTTGTGACCCAAAACCATTACATCCATGGCAAATAGTTTTTTCCGTATATTTTTTTGCAGATAGTTACTCCAGGATTGAATGGTAAGGTAACCAATTCCCACTCGTTAGGAAAGTTTTTTCTTATTTCTATCGGTGTTTTATAACAATCGTTACAAAATTCGGGCTTTGTTAACTCTTCGTTACAAGGATACGTGTCATGAAAAAATACGAATCCGTTATCTACTACGTAATCTTTAACATTGAGAAAGTCTTTGTAAGATTGCTCAAAGCTATGATCAGCGTCTATGAATACCATATCGAATTGAACACCAGAGTTTTTTATTTTCTCAAAGTATTCGTCTGTATACATCTGTTCGTATGTTGCATTGTATGGCAATTGAAAAGGTATGGGTGCGCAATCAACTGCGATTGCTTGATTGCAGTATTGAGCAACTTGAGTAAAACATCTTCCGTCTCTGACTCCCAATTCGAGATATCTTTCTGGTTTTATCCATCCCGCTATCCAATGCAGTAAGTTTATGTGATCAAAAGTTTCTAGCGGAGGAGGAACGTTCCTCAAGTGAACTGGTTTCATATTACGTTAGTTTGTTTTAAGAATGAATATACTTTATTTTTTGGCATTAAAGAATCAAAAGAGTTATAAGACTTTGCGTCAGCTTTTAATATGTTATCTGTGATAAGATAATTTTCTAGTTCAACCGCTCTCATCCATTCTTCTTCTGATATCATTTCTTCGTGTAACTTTTCTCCTTTTCTTATTCCTACCTCTTTCAACTGAATGGCGTTTTCATCTCCCAAGCGATCCTTAATGAGAGCTCGAGCTACATCTTCTATCTTAAATGACTCTACTTTTGGTATCGCTATACATCCGTTAGACTCTTCGCAATTGTAAGCCCACTCTATCAAATTAACTGCTTCGTCCAACGTTAGCAAAAACCTAGTCATTCTAAAATCTGTGATTGGAAGAAATGTATTATTTTCAGAAAGTAATTTTTTAAAGTATGGAATCACGGATCCTGTAGACTCTAATACATTTCCATATCTCACTAGGCATACTTTCACGTCTTTCACTTTTTTTGAAAACTCTATATACAGTCTTTCTGATATAGCCTTGCTCATTCCGTACACATTGATGGGTTTACAAGCTTTATCTGAGGATACGTATATTATGGTTTCGATTTTGTGATTGGCTCTAGATATGCACTCTAACAGATTTTGGTGACCGAGTATGTTCACGTTTACAGACTCGTAAGGATTTATTTCACAGATCGGAACGTGTTTTATAGCGGCGGCATTAATTACCACCTCTGGCTTAAATAGATCTATTGCATTTAGTATGGAATTTCTGTCTTTGACATCTCCTATCATAAAAGACACTCGATCTTTACTTACCCAATCAGAAGACATTAGCGCCACGTGTTTATGCTCGTCTCTGCTAAAAATTAAGATATCGTTTTTCGATTGATACCTTCTAACTAACGTTTTACCTAAAGCGCCCGTACCGCCGATCAGTAGTATTTTTTTATTTTCCATTTTTTATATTGTATGTTTTATCATCATTGAGTAATTGGGTCCTTTTCCTGCTTCCAATTTGGTTAGATAATATCTCTCATCATCTGGCATGTTATCGATTTCGTAGTACCATGGGCGATGGGTGGCCGTATAATCTCCAGCCACTCTTATAGAGTTTTCGCTGTATAGTGGAGTTTCATTCGGACCGTACACAGCGAAAGTCGTATCTATTGCCGCTCTATACATTTCGTAAGTAGGACTCTCTATTCTATTTGACCACAGAGGAGACTCTAGTCTTATAACTGTTTCGGTGTGATGATTTTTAGGAAGATCATCTATCTTCAGTGCCAGTCCTGCTTTTGATACGTTTTGAGAATCTCTTATAGTTACAAGATGTTCTATAAAATTCTCAGGACAGTTTTCTCCCAATACGATATCAGAGTCTGTGAACGCGTAATGCGATTTGACTATATCTACAAATTTAGGATGTTTTATTTCAAATGCTAATCTGAATAGAGTTCCTGTATCGTACTTTGTTTCCGGTATATCGTTATAAAATACGTCTAGGCCTTCCGACTTGTACCACGCAAGAAGAGGTTCGTACGTAGAAAGGTTATCTAATACAGTTATGTTGTGGTATCCTCTTTGTTTTAATCCTTGAACTAAAGGGATTAGAGGAGTCAATCTGTCTTTGTTCAATATCACTATAGGAATATTCTTCATACTTAGTTGTTTTTTATTTTGCTTATCCAGTTTTCTACAGTCATTTCTGCTTTCCATCCCAATTTCTGTTTGGTGTCTTCTACGTTTGCAATTCCTCTCTTTCTGTCACCTTTTCTAGCTGGAATGAACTGTATGTTATCGCTGAACATCTTTGCGATTTCTAGTATGGAGTAGTCTTTTCCGGTTCCCAACTGATACTCTTCGTTTTTAAAATTCTCTGAGGATTTTATTAGACCACTTACTATGTCTCCTACGTAAGTAAAATCTCTTCTTTGTGTTCCGTCTCCTACAACTGTAATAGGACTATTGTTTTTGTATTGCGTTTCAAAAATACCTAACACTGTTTGCCATTCATTTTCCCATGTGTCTTGATATTCTCCGTAAACATTGAAGAAGTAGCATATGCTGTATTTTATCCCATACCAATCAGCGTAGTTTTTTACTAACTTTGCGATGGTGGACTTGAAAAAGCTATACGGAGAATGACTCTCTCCTTCATCTGCCAATCTGGTAGAAGAAGCCGCGTATACGATAGGAATGTTTTTTTCTTTTACGTACTGAAGCATTGCAAAGCTTCCTTCGATGTTATAACTAAACACTGAATCGATCTCTTCGAAGGAAGGCGCTATTTTAGAATATTCACCCAAATGATATACGATATCTGGAGCAAAGACGTTTTTCGATAAAAGATCTTTTACGTCTTTTGTGTGACCTTTAATATACGTAGCTCCTGATATGTGATTCCTTTCTTTTCCTGCGCTGTAATTGTCGATAACTACTACCGTGTTATTTAGCTCTACTAATTTTTTTACTAAGTTTGTTCCTACAAATCCTGCTCCGCCTGTTACAAGTATGTTCATATTAATATTTTAAAGGTGCTCCCCAGTTTGATTGCATAACTATTCCGAAATAGTTTCTTTTGAAATGATCTTCTACAAATCCTTGTTGCTTGTAATCTATGTATTGTTTTTGAAAGTGGAAAAATTTAAAAAGTGGTTCTATAGGATAAAGATCTATAATTTTTGAAACTAGCAAGTATTCTCCGTACCAGCTAAATTCGCTTGGCACAAATTTAATAAGATCTGAGAAACTCAGGTTATTTGGATCTAGATAATTTTCTTTTAGCGATTTCCAAATATTGCAATTCCATATGATGGGTCCCGGTCCAAAATCGTAAATTTTTCCAGATCTACCAAAAGTTTCCATTACCATCTTTCTTTCGTTAACAAAGGATTGATACGGATCAAATCCCAGTAACGTATGATTTTTAGCCGTCCAAGAGAATAGATCCTTTTGTTCGTGCATTACTGTATATGGATTCCCACTCTCGTGAATAAAATCCTCTTTTCTAAAGTCTTTTATGAAGTAAGAATCAGAATCTAGCATCACGTAATTTTCGCACACTCCTAGTTTCCAAAAATTGCTTTTTACTATCTGTTGCGTATTCCAATTTTGTTGATCTACGAAATACAAGTCTTCGTCAGCAATAAGATTAACGTATTGAGTGTCTATAGTGTTCTTAAATAAACTGATATCTGCTTTAGATACTGACACGTAGTAGTTAATTCTTTCTACGTTGTGTTTCTTTATAGAGTCTATAGATACTTTTAATCTATCAAGATCTTTGGAGTAAGACTTGGTGTATAATACTATTTTTTCCATTATTTTATTTGATTTAGAAAGTTACTAGCATTGTCTCTAAATTCGTAATCTCCTGTCAAGTGGAAGATGTTAATGCAGTCTCTTATGTTATCCACAGAATTTATCTCTCTTCCCTTTTCGTCTACGTAGTTTGCGAAAAAGTTTCTACAGTGCCAATCTAAAACATTGTAACTTCTTGGAAGGATTTTTAATTCGTATCCCAAATCGTGCAATACGAAATTAAAGATGGTCTGATCGTTTAGGTCGTCTGACTTGTTTAATTTTGCAAACTCTGCTTTATTGTTTGTGTAAAATGATATGCACTCTTTGAACAACTTATCGTGAGATTTGTTAAAAATAAAGAATCCAGAATTGAAGTAGTTATCCCAGTTTACTGGAGAATTTGGATACCATGCGTTTTTAAATAACCTGACCAATCTATTGATCTGAGGTCCGAATCCGTTATCAGGTACTGCGCAAAACTTTCTATCTGATGTTTCGAAGAAGTTCGGACAATTTGGCAATACGTATGTGTCGTAATCTACCAAAGCCGCTTGATCATAATTTACGTTGTTATACTCTAAGATATCGTACACCCACATTTTTTGAGCTTGTGGAGGAATTGCGTCAAACGATATTATCGGATCTTCTATTTCTATGAAATTACAATCGTACTTTTTACAAAAATTTAACCAAGACTGTCTACAGTTTTTTATAAAATCTCTTTCTACATAATTTTGAGATTTAAAATTGGGCATAACGATTACGTTCTTCATATCAGATCAAAGTAATTTTCTAAGTGATACAGTTTATTTGTTTCTATCCATTCATCGAATAGCGGCTTCATGCTCTCTTTTGTTGCCCAGTTTCTTTTGTCCACCAGTCCTTGATAGTATCCTTGCTTTGATGAAAGTAAATTAGAAATTTCACATTCGAAAAAAAACATTCTTAGTTTGCTAGTAAAAAAGTCTTCGTACTTGTTTAAGAAGTTGTGAATCAGTTCTCCTCTCAATGCGAACATAGTTTCTATGATAATTACCTTACAAAGATCGTACTTAAACTCGCTGTTCTTTTCTTCTGACCATATGTTTCTCATGAAGCTATTGGTTATGTGAGGTTGTACAGGATTCGTGTGATCAACCCAATACACTCCAGATCTGTATCCAAACACTCCCAAGTGAGGTAACTGCCCGAACTTACTTTCAATGTAATCCCTTCTTGAGTAGAAATCTTCTATGTATAGTTTTCTTTGTTCTTCTCTACCGTTGAATCCTCCCTTTGTGTGAACGAACCAGCAAACATCGTAAGTTTTTTTGCTCTCGTGCAAAAGACTTAGTGCAATTTGATAGGCTGAATCGTCGCTTCTTGTGTGGAAAAACGGATCTGTCAATCTTCTGTATTTTGCATTCAGATTGTAGGACTCTATGATGGATTCTATTTTATCATGGCTTCCGTAATTTATTCCTATGTACACATCGCAATCAGAGTATCTAGCTTTTATCATGTCTAGAAATTCTGTGACCACGAATAATCTGTCTTCTGAATCAACCGATATCGCGAATACTACGCACGATTTTGTCATATGTTTTCTATTATAATTTTTGCTGTGTACTCGGTTGTCAAATACTTTTTCGCGTACTTAAGCAACCTCATGGTTTCCTCTTTGTAGTTTATCGACAGTCCATTTTTTTCCAAAGATCTGTTGTTTTCTAAGACGAGATTTTTTGGAAATAGCGTCATGGTATTTTTTGGACAGCTTTCTAAATTAGGAAAGTAAGGGAAACATCCGTTCATTATTATTTCGTAGTGTCTTAGACAATCCCATCCTCCTTTTTTGGTTGTTACTCCGTAATAAGACTTTTGATAGTCTTGATGATACTCGTCTTCTTTATCAAAGATGTAAGTTGTAGTGTCTCCAGGAATTACTGTGCCGTATTCTTTTGTTTTCTCAGGAACGTGATCTACGATACACTCTTTTGGAATGCAAAAATTGATCGGCTTTAGTCTTTCGCTTTGACTGTAAACAAGTTCTCTCTTTCTATAAATTCCGAATTGCAGCAATTCTTCCTTTATGTTAGTTTGATCTTCTCCGTCTATAAAAACTACGTTCTCTGGGCTGTAGTGTTTTACGACTTCGTCAAAGTGATCCAAACACCTGTGAACAGATCCGTACACTATCTTATCGAACTCCTTATTTTTTATTCTTTGCACCAAATTAGATCTATCAACCGATATGTTAGGAAGTCTTCCGTACAAAGTAAAACCTCGACCGTAACTATTTCCTCCGTTAGGCACTCTGGAATTCCAATACTTTGATTTGGTATCGGAATACATGTACCACATTTCTTTGTGATCTACACAATTCTCTCCGTATATAGACCTTAGTCCGTGAAAAACCATGTCTGATTGAAAATCTGGTAATTCTGCTTGCGAGATAAATAAAATTTTCGTACTCATTTATATCCTATTATAAAAGCATCGTTATTAACTCCTGCGTATTTAACGTAGTTGAAACCTAGATCTGTATAGTCTTTTTCTTCCCACTCAGAAACATGAGTTTCGTATATATTTCCATACATTTCTCCTTGCGGATTGTGACCGTATGGAGTTTCAAAAACTATGTGTTTGAATTTGTCGCTGACTTTCTTTACGAAATCTAAGACTTCTGATTTGAATACGTGTTCTGGTCCGTGTTGCCACAATAGCAGATCGTATTCTTTTTCTATATCAAAATCAAGAATATCTGAGCAGTGGATGGTTACTTCTTTTCTAACGTTTTTTGTATTTGGTTCGTATATCTCCACTATAGTCAGATCCTTAGACTCTTCTATCATAAAATCTACGAAGCTAAAATCCGAATCGTATCTCCACCCCACCATTAGTATAGTCTTGGAGTTTTTAAAAATTTCGTTAAGTCTATCTCTATGCTGTGGTGAATGAGACAGATCTTCGTTATTAGCGTAATTTTTATTTTTTGAAGTAAATGTATAAGACATATTTTATTTTTTTCTGATGAAGGCTATTTCTGATTCTCTTCCCATTCTAATATCACAGAAGTCGATGTTGTCTTCAAGATATTTAATTTCAGAGTCATTCATAAAAATACTTTCTATCTTTTTTGACTCGCAATATTCTTGTAGCATATCTAAAGTTCTGGTATCATTTTCTGACAACTGAAATCCCAATGGAGGAAATGGTGGTTTAGGATGGGATGTGTGGAGATCTTCTATTATATATAAACCTCCTGATTTTAGATACTTGAATAGATGACCAAAGGATATCTGTTGATGATGCATGTAATGACTTCCGTCATCGATAATTATATCGGCTTCAAAATTCTTAAATACATCGTCGAGTTGATTCCTGTTTCCTTGATCTGCGATGTAGATATTGACTCGATCTTGAGTTAAACCAGAGTGATCATTTATATCTATTCCGTGAATAGTGGAGTTTTCAAAGTATTCTTTCCATAGAAGTATAGAAGCTCCTTCAAAAGGTCTACTCGCTTTGTTGGGATGATTCAATATTCCGATCTCTACTACATTTAATTTTTCAAATCTTAAAGATTCAAAATAGTCTTGGTAGTGTACTGTGTAATTATGATCAGACTCTCTCTTGTCTGTGGCATAATGATTTGCGATTTGCTCTAATGTTTTCATTTTTTATTTTTATTTTGATATTGCCCTATTTTTCAATTCTTTCCAGTCTTGTTCTGGTCTAACTTCTAGATTAGTTTTCCAAGCTCCTTCTAAAACATTCATCTTAACTCCTAATTTATTTGATAAGTTAATTAATGCGTTTATGTCTTTAGGAAAACAAGTTCCTCCGAATCCCAATTTTCCGTCTGGTCCTGGAACGTTTAAGTGAGAATCAGCTACTCTACCGTCAGAAGCAAATCCGTGCAGTGCTTCTTTCCAGTTTACATCCAACAACGTAGCCAATCTATAAAATTCGTTCATCAAAGATACTTTCGCTGCGAAATATGTGTTGTTCATGTATTTAACAAACTCAGCAGTTGTAGAATCGGTGATTATGAAATGTCTGTTCATGAATCTATTTTCAAAAAGCTCTTTAGCTTTTTCGCAAATCTCCTTTTCTCCTCCAAAAATAATTCTAGCCTGCGTCATAGAATCTAATTTAGAAGTCCTCTCTGTCAGGAATTCAGGAGAGAATATAATACTTAATTCCTTATATTTTTCATTTAAGTATTTGGTAGTTCCTGGTTCTACTGTTGACTTTATGATGTATACTGGACCTGGCTTGCATTTAGAAAATACGTCCTCTATAAAAGACAAATCTTGTGATCCGTCTGTTTTCATAGGAGTGGGAACGCAAACAAAAATGAAATCTGATTCTAGCGTATCCTCTAGAGTGTGTATTGATCTAAGAGGATCTTTGTCGTATATTTTTATATTAGAGGTTGGAGAAAAAGTAAAAGCTTGAGCTTCTCCAACAAATCCGTTTCCGATAATACCTACTGTATACTTGTTCATATTTAATTAAACTTTTTTATCATTCCAAAACTGTCGAACTGAGGCATTTTTCCCCACTTGTTTAACCACTTTTTTGCGTTTTCAAACTCCGCTCTTCTTTGTCTTTCTGAAGTTTGTCCGTTGTTTTCTTCCAATCTGTGGCTGCCTCTTGCTCCGAAGTGCCACACCACTGATTTTGATGTCAGCAAAAATTGATATCCTTCGTTTATCATTCTTAAAAATAGATCCATATCTTCCCAACTAGCGGGAGCAAATATTGGATCGTTTCCTCCTATCCTATCCCAGTCTGATTTTCTAATTAGTCCGCTTACGCCTTCTGCTTTGGGAATAGTGAAATCATTTAACTCTACAAACTCTCTTGCGTATTGTTCAAACGATTCTCTTTCAAAGTCGTAGTGGTAAGCTCCAAAAGCATCTTTTGGTACTATTACTGTGCCCGGTCTTTGCGGACTACCGAACATATCAGGTTCTACTCTGTGACTAAATACCCAAGTAGGCTGTGCATGCTTTTGTATCTCTTCGTAACAAGCAAGATCCCAATTTTTACTCACGTAAAAGTCCGAATGTAAAAACATTATATATTCTGTTTTCACTTTATTCGCGCAAAAGTTCATTCCTCCTCCTATTCCTACTGGAGCTTCGTTGTTTTCTGTGTAAAAATCGAAGTTGTATTTGCTTTGATTTTCTGATAGCCACTCATTGGTTCCGTCTGTACAATTTTCTGCGTGAATGATCAATGGAGCCTCTGAGAAAAAACTATTCTTTCTAACTGAATCTATTGCTATCTTGAGATAGTTAAGATTGTTATATGTAGATATGCAAAAAGTTATTGGACTGTTCATAGCGTTGAATAAAAATTATTTTGTCTCTCTTGTCTTTTGATATCCTTAGGGTGAAATAGACAATATTCTTGCAATTCAGGAAGTAAGGAATACTGTTGAAATCCATTTAACCTTTCGTGCACTTTATTTATCCAATGAATGCCTTTCTTGTTTTTCCATATTCTCCATTGATAGTCTGGAAAGTTTACCCAACCTTGTTCATTAACATTCCATCTCCACTTATCTATATGTTGTTGAGTTAGACCTTCGACTGTGTTAATTCTAGGAGTTAAAAATACATCAATAGTTTGATTGTAAGAAACAATATCATCAAGTGATTGAATTAAATACGGATGAGGATATTCGTCTGCGTCTATTTGAAAAATATAATCCTTTAAACACTCTTTGCTAAGATTATTTTTAAAAGCGGCAAAGTCTCCGTTTAGAGGAAACTCTACCACTCTTAAATTAGCTCTACCAAAATCAAAACAGGTTGATCTGACTTCTGCTGTTGCCGTTTTATCTAGTTGAATCACGATCTCATCTTCTGGTCTGATCTGAGTGGTCATCATTTCTAGCAATCTTTCTAGTTCCCTGTGTTCGTTATGGGCTGTTATGGCGTAACTTATTGTCATGTCTTATAATGATATGCCTATGTATTCCAATGCGTCCAGATAGTCTCCATCAAAATCCTGGAGCGTGTTTGAATCCGACTTATGTGTTTTTCCTTTAAACTTAGGATTTTTCTTTTCTTCTTTGGTGAGTTTTACACTGCGTATAGCTGACCACTTGGATTCTTCTACGCTTGGACCGTTAAGAAAAACCGTGCCCTTTTCAGGTATGTTTACGGTGTTAGGATACCAAACTTTTCCATCAGAATCTACTCTTTTCGCATCGATATAAAGCTGAGGAAGCTCTGACTCGTACTGTTCAAAATCAAATTCACCCTCTCTCATCAGATCGTTAGAACAGAATCCGCATCCCAAGCAAAGATAAGAACTGTGAAATTCATTTATTGGTGTAGTGTATACAGCGCCCAGCTGATTGCACAACGGACAATCTGTTAATTTATCAGTCATTTAATTGTTGTTTTTTGTTATTAGATGCGTGATAGTATCCTCCCGTTCCTTCTGGATAATTGGTATAGTGCCAATTTCCCATTTGATCGTTCCATACTTTAGTGGTGTAAAAAGTACCCGATGATCCGCTGGTTACACACAAAGAAACTGTTGATATAGATCCTGATAAAGGTGTATCTCTGTTGATTTGCGGTTGTTTTTGATACCAATCATTCCAGCCGTCATCGATCTCAACATCTATGCCAGGATTATCGTTGTAATCTTCTACATTTTCTAAAACTTCCTTGATACGATCCCACTGCTTTGGTGTCGCAGTATAATCGTTACACGCCTCTGTAAATCCCTTAAGCCAAATTACGAAGTCTCTACTATTCATTACTCTACTTTTTTAAGTTTAGGTAACTCTATCTTATTTAAACTGGGTGCTTTTGCGGATTCTAGTTTGGGAAGTTCTGGTTTTTTCAAAGTTGGCAATTTTAACTCTTGAACCTTTGGAACGAAAGACAAGTATTGCTCCAAAGAAATTTTCATTTCTTCCAAAGAGAATTCTGCTCTACTCTTTCTAGACTGTCTTTTTGCTATGGTCAGATATTTATCGTATTTTTCGTGGACATCTTTTATATAAGTCTGAGCTTGCTTTTCGTCTGCGTAAAACCAACCAGATTCAGGAATAAGCATGTTTTGAACTACTGATGAAGGGTGAATTTGCTTTACTTCTCCTTGCACTAAACAAGCGTACTCTTTAGAAAGGAAATCTACATGACCTGACCAACCTGAGGCTATTATCGGTTTTTTAACCACACTAAATTCCAATAGAGGTCTTCCGTAACCTTCTCCGTGTCCGAGATAAAGCATACACTTTATTTTTGGATGGTTGTAGAGGTTATTTATTTCAAAATCTTCCATATCTCCATGAAGCAGATACACATTAGGAAGGTCTTTTGAATCTATAGATTTTTTGATACCATCTATTTTTTCCAATATAGAATTTCTGTCTAATATGCTTGATCCTGCGCCAGATGTTTTTAGTACAAGCGCGGGTTTGTTTTTCTTGTCTTTAAAGGTTTCTAAAAACAATTTAACTGTTCCGCTTATGTTTTTTCTATCCTGTCCAAAATCTCCCTGCAACCAGTGACCAAAAACCAAATAGCAAAAATCCTCTTTTATCTCGTCTAGTTCTAAAACCAAATCTGTTTCTTCTAGGTCTTCGTCTTCCAAGAAAAAATACTTATTTAGATCAACTCCTTCGAACAAAACCTCCACTGGCTTTTCTAACTTAATTTGTCTGACTACTTGACCCTTATCGTCTTGTTGCTGGAATGAAGACTGTTGAAATACCTGTTTAGCGTGATTTGAAGACACCAAAGTTAAATTCATTCTGTTAACTCCGTCTATCCAACTGGGATCGCAAATCGTAGTTTCTATTCCAGCAGTAAATCCGATGTTGTATTTTCCTACCGGTTGAAATTCGTTAGGCACGGTAACCTGCATCCACACGTCTGGTTGTTTATGAAGTTGACCTGTCTTATTGATAAGATCTTCTAAAAATCCCCAAGATTCTTTGTGATCTTTTATGTATCCCCATGGAGTGGATCCCCATCTCTGGCTTATAATTTCTATGTGCCACTCTTGTCCTTTTAATTCATAAATAGCTTTTACTAGATCTCTAGCTCTGCTTCCGTAACCTGAGTACGTATCAACTGGGGCTGATATTACGCAATATTGTTTCATATTAATATACTAATGGGTGTTTAATTGCTTTTCTTTGTATTTTCTCTGTCTTAATCAATTCGAAAGACTTTCTGGGTTTGAAATTTTTAAAAGTTTCATCGATAGAGCTTGCTACATTTTCACACATCAACCTAGCGCTCATCATAGATTCGTCAGACGTAACCCAATCTCTACCTTTCAGTCCTTTATTGGTTCTTTCTTCAGGACTTAGTTGATACACTTCTTCTATAGCTTTTGCCACATCTCTGAAATCACAACGATCATCGTAGATATATGGAGTCGGAATCGATCCCACTATGCTTATGTTGGTTGGAAAAACTGGCACCGCCCATTCTCCGTGTTCTTTGTATTTTCCAAAGTGATTAGATGGAACTTTTTTGCTTGGAGTAAACCACTTACCCTCTTCGTCCAAAAACTTCATCTGATCTTGCATTCCTCCGGTTACGTTAGCTATGATCATGGTACCTGCCATCATAGATTCTGCTAGACTCAATCCAAATCCTTCGTTAGAAGATATCAAAGCCGTTACGTCGCCTATGTTATAGAGAAGATTCATTCCATCTACTCCCAGTCTTTCTTCTGAGAAATAAACTTTTTGATATTCTGGATCGCACAACAGATTAATAACAGCTGGTAGATCCGTACCGTTTTCATCTACTGGTTGAGTGTGTAACAACAACGCGCACTTTTTAGCTTTTTCTTTTCCTATCGAATCACAGAACATAGCGTAAGCCGCTATTAAATCCGATGTACACTTTCTTCTGATGTTCCTAGCGTTATAGAACACCACAAATTCTGGAATGTCCTTTCCAAAGATCTTTTTCTTCTTTTCTTCTAGCTTAGCTTGATCTTCTTTCATGAATTCGCTGATAGGATAGAAGTGCTTTTCGTTAATTCCGTGGGGAACGTAAGTCAAAACTTTATCTTTTGCTTTTTCTCCGAGAACCAATTCGTTGATAAGTTTGGTCTGTTTAGATATGGACATCAGAGCGTCGCAAGACTCGTAGTATCCTTCGTTGTAGATAGGAGCGGGAAAATCATCCCAAATGTTTAAATAGATAATAGGCATTTTTTTCCTAATCTCGTTCTCCATTTGAAACAACCACACCCAATACCTTGGATCTGTGAACATCATCAAAGCATCTGGTTTCTCTATTTCTATTAGTTGCCTAATTAGCTCAGGAGATCCGTAACCGTTCGTTGGATACAAAAACACCGATGCGTCAGGAATTCCTGCTACATTGGACGTATCTTGAGACACGTCTAATTTTTTTCCTGCTTCTGGGTGTTGCATTGCCCCTCCCACGTTGACCCAATTGTAGTGTCCCGAAGTTCCTATGACGATCTCTCTTGCCATTGTCGAGATACCAGATGTCATACGAATATCGTCACAAAGGAGAAGAATTTTCTTTCTTTTGTCTTTTTCGATGTAACCGTTATTCATTATGTTTTGTTTATTTTATTGCGTTAATTAACTCTGATCCTGTGTAGTAAGTGCTGTACCTTTCATGAATTTTCTGTCTGAAGTTGCTATCCGTAATGTACATGAATATTGTCCTTTCTACTATTTCTTGCAAGTTAATTTTCGATCTTACTGACATTATCTTAAAGTCTTCGTATAAATTCTCCGGTATCTTAACCGAAGTGATCGTTCTTTTTACTGTGTGTTTCATCTAACGTATTTATTATAAATATCTATAAATACACTAAATTTACATATACATTAATTTTTTTTGTCGCACAGATCCTCCCTGTCCTTATAAGGACAATACTTACAAGCACTCAAGTTTTTCTGATACGTTCTTTCTGTGTTATACTTTGCTTCTGGAGTAAAGCACTCTTTAACAAAGTTTTCTAGACTTTCGAAAGCCTTCTTTACTTTAGTCTTACCGTTAGCAGGAACGAACTCTTGGATTCTGGGTATAGGGAACTCTGCGTTTTCGTAGATCTTCCTTTTCACTATAAAGAACATTACATCAATCTTGTCTTCAGGTACTTCCAATGCTTTCGAGTAGAACTTTTTGTAGAACAGAATCTGATTGACTTTGCTTTCGTCCTTCTTCTCTTTATCGGTCCAACCTCTGGTGCTTGTTTTTATATCATATATAGTATAGGAATCAGTAGTTTTATTGTATAAAATAAAATCTATGTATCCCTGCAGTAATACGTTAGGAGAATACTCTGTGATGGATTGTAGAATAGGAATTTCTATTCCTACCAATTGGGTATCTTTTTTAGAAAAGTACTTAGACCTCTTGCTCTTGAACCATTGTAAAGAAGCTATGCCGTCTTCTATGAACTCTGTAAACTCTTCTTTTGTGCAGTAATGTTCCTTGTTGTTCTCCTCTAAGTCGCTCTTGTAATTTTCTAGCATTCTCTCTTGGAAATAACCACAGAGATCCATTTCATCTGCTGACTTTATGGACTCATCGTACATCTTACGAAGGTATTCCTGTAAAGCTTCGTGTAAGCTAGTTCCATACAAAAGATGGATTCCAGGCTTGAATACTTTTTGCTTCTTTACGTATGCCAAATACCAAGAGTATTGACAACTATTGTACATCGAGTATTGACTGAAAGAGACAGACTTTTGGTAAGCGTAATTAATAGCTAGTTGATCTCTTTTCGCCATCTACAACCTTTTTAAGTTTTTCAATATAATTTGCTGCGTCTAAAAGCTCCTCTTGAAGGTGCGTCAACCACTCGCTTAGACTGAGATCATTTCTGTCCAAATCTGTGTTGTATTTCTTTTTTCCTGCATTTGCTCTACTTATCAACTTATCTATAACAGAATCGACTATAGAATCCGTTTTAGAAACCGTACGACTGTTTGATTCGTCGTAAATAATTACGCGACCTTCTTTACTGTACATAATCTTTATTGTTTTGCGATAACCTTTAAACTAAATTCTTCAGGTACCTTTCCGCACTCAGAACATACAAAAGTGGGAACTGGACTAAGCGTATCTTGTGGTTGTCCTGTAATGAACCTACTAACCTTTCTGAGGAACAGTGCCTCTTTAAATGTTTCTGATCCGCAATGTTCGCACGCTACGGGCGTAGTGTCTTCTAGTTTAACGTTAACTGGTTTTTGTTGCATATTCTAGTTTTTATCTTACTCCAAATGAAATACGTTCATAAAACGTGATTTTTGTCTTCTTCGTTAAAGAAGTCTTCGCCTTTGTAGTCTGGGTGATTTTTCCGCATGTACTCTATTCCTCCAGCCCAAAGCCAAGCGATAGAAGCAGAAAGTGCTATAACAAATATAATTAATCCTATCATAGTGTGTTAATTTATTTTTTTAGTCCCACCATCCGAGGATTCCACTACCATCGTACCACTCATTAAAGTCTCCGTGTTTTTCTTTATCGTAAGACTCGTAATTTTGTCCTTCTAATATTCTCCACAATTCTTTCCACTCTTGTTTTTCTAGTTTTTGAGCTAGCTGAAATACTTTTTTATCGTGTGCTCTCTGTTCATCTGTGTAGTGTTCCTCAGAAAAGTTCCAATCAGTAATTTTACCGAGTTCTTCTTCTGCCATATTTATGTACTTGGATTCTATTCGATTGTCTAATATTTCAATAGTCCTTTTCATTTTGACTATCTTCTTATCCAGTGTCTCTTTAATTTCATAACCCTTTTCTTCCATCCCTTTGACCTGAATTTCCAAAGATCTCTTTAGCATCTGTAATGTAAAAGAGTAATCCCACCAACGATGATTGTACAGCTCTTTACGAAACTTGTAAATGTTCTTAAAGAATTGTGGTAGGCGATACGTAAAAAATTCGTAAGTCTTGTACCACCAAGTATTGTGACGTCTGATCACTTTAAGACTATCAAAAAAACTGTCTGCGAACTTTATTTCCATAATTGTCGTTTATGCTAATTTAATACAAGAATAAATGACAATACGAATAAAATTACGTGGTAAGTATAGTATCCAATTTTTTGCACTATAGAATTGGTGCATTGATCTATGATACTAGTAGTAGTATGACTTATGTGATCTGCTGGAAGTCCTCTGAAAACGTTAAGTGCGGTATTGAAAACGGGAATCCTCACAAGCAAAATACCGAATACTTTGTAAACGGTAAAGAACTTGTAAAAGATTCCCATTATCGCTAAATACACTACAGCGTTAACTGCGTGCCTTATTCTTAAGTGTCTCTTAATTTTATAAGCGTCTATTTTCGCTAAACCTATGTTTATCGCGACGAATAGCCAAAATAAGAATACGCTGTATATTACTTGCATGGTCCACTTACAATTAGGCAATTATTTTCTAAGCTATCCCAAATAGGTTGAGTAGATCCAGCTTCTTTAATTGCTTTGTCGTAAACTTCTTTTTTAACCCACTTATCATTGTTCCACCTAATGTCTCCTGGTTTTGAATAGATTGAATAAACTCCTCCTATGAATAGAACAAATACGATATATATCACTATCTTATCAGCTTTCTCTGATATCAAAGAAGAATCAACTGTTTTTAGATAAAAAAGAATTCCTGCTCCAGCTAAACAAATAATTCCTAAGATCAATGTAATTGGAAAATCTGGTGCTTTTTTTGCGTAGTGGATAGATTGTCCCCAAGTTGGAGAGATTTTATAATACTCTTCGTATTTTTGTATTGGATTTTCGCTAACTGATTTGTCTACTACCCAACCTGATGATTCACTCTTTGTGTCATGAATTACGTCGTTAGGTTTTGTAGAACAAGAGACCATAAAAAATACGATTGCAATGATACTTAAAAACTTTTTCATACGTGTTTTATTATAAATATTGAAATTAGTGCTTGTCTTTTGTGACGGTTAAACTAAGTCCGTAAAATAAGAACTTTATGGAAAATCTCCACTTGTAGTATTCACAGTAATCGTAAAAAGACTCGTCGTGATTATACGTGTATTCCAAAGTAGGTAGAGGATAGAATTTAGTATAAGTATTTTTTATTCTGTAGCGATAGAAAGACGGGGTTACTTTGTACGTGATAACCGGTTTCTTGACTAAAACCTTTGACTTTGGCATTTTTTTATTTTTTAAAACTACGATATAGTGAACAATAAATTTACAATTTTAGTTGATAGAAAATTTAAAACCCGTCAATTTTTCCATTTCCTCTAAAGATATTTTGTGACTCGGTAAACCGAGCTGTTTGTTTTTATTGTTTTCAAAAACGTAGCACTGATACTCATTATCTTTTTTAACGTATATCACTTTCCAACACTTTGTAGGTACAGAAACTCTACCTATCTTCGATTGAACTCCAAAAGCTCCTGCCCACACCATCACCGAATCCTTTTGAGACGCTATCTGCCTGGTCAAAGTTTCTAAAGTTTTCCAGTCTCCTGCGTTTAGCGCGTGATACTGAGGGATCATGTTCGTAAAATAGAAACACTCTTCCATCACTTTCTTTCCTCCGCAAAGATTATCAGCAGCAGGAGTAACGTGACCTCTGTCCAATCCAGATCCCCTATAGTCCACTGATAGACTTGATTCTTCGTATAGTTTTGGATCGGGAGAGAAGCTGTCGACTCTTTTCAATGGAGTGACGCAAGTTACTTTCGCTTTCGTTGTCCACCACTGAACGAGTATAGGGTACTTAAGGGATTTGGAAAACACCGTAGTGTATTCCGTGTGTTTGATTCTAATCGTATCTTGAGAATAAGAAAACAGAAAAGATAGGCAAAGTAAAGAAGAGATAATTAACCTCATGAAATCTTTACTGATAAATATCTTAACTCGTCAAATTCGATTTTAGCTGGGACTCTGTCATCACTCCACTGTACTTAAAAAGCATGGTGTTGTCTGAAACGCATATTGTTGTTGGTACCGATTGTATTCCGTACTTTTCTACAACTGCTACATCGTAGTCAACATTAACGTACTGCACTGGAATTCCGAGCTCTGAAGTTACCTTTTGTAGAATAGGCTTGTAAGCTCTACAGGGACCGCACCAATCAGCCGAAACGTAGATCACTTTCTTGTTCATCTTTCTTGTTTTTTAGGTATAAATATAGCTCTTCTATCGTACCTTCGAAGTTTTCCATAACAGACTCAAGATCTTCCTTGCTTATTTTGAGCTCTTTGGATAACCTCTTCTTTAGCGCATTGAATCTTTTATTCTCTTCCTTCTCTGAGTCCTCCATGAGTCTCCTGTAGCGCTCCATGTAAAGATTGATGCGATCTACTCTATCTTCTCCTGGTTTCATATCTTTTACCTCGTCGCACATTCTATACACTTCGTGTTGCGCTTGATAAAAGTAACTTGGGTAATCGTAATCACCGTTGTTTATTTTGCTTATCATAGGAGCTTTATCGTCCAGCTCTTGAATATCTTGGTATCTTCTCCACCACTGATACTTGTTGTACTTTTTCTCAGATAGATGGGAAATTTTTTCTTCCAATACTTCTCTGTCTAACAATACTAAAGACTCCTTAAAACTTGTTAAAATGTCGCTCATATATGTGAAGATTTGTGATTGACCAATGCATTTTACCTACCTTCAAATTTAAACGATTTGCGACTAATTCCATCAATTTAGAAAAGCAGTACTGATCGTTACAGAAACCGAACCACACGTCAATTGATCTTGCGAATACTGAAAGCTCTAGGAATTCGTCTTGTACATAAAAGTTAAGCACGTTATTGCAAGGCGTATCGTACTTGTATCTATCCAATTCGTTTATGTCGTAGTGAACAACGATAGCTCTGCGAGATTGAGGATTTTTTTTGAGCTCTTCTATAGCACGATCTAGTTGGTTGTTATAGTTCCAAAAGTAACCGTAGTTAGAATTTACTTCTGTAGTATCTCCAACAAACATTTGTTTCCAAATCTTAGCTCTTTCTGAGATCTCAGATGCATCACGATTACCAGAGAGATACCACTGCCACTCGTATTCAGCGTATTCTGGATTGAACTTTCTAGCTGGGGTTTTTATTACGTTTTCTAGGGGATTCAGTATAGTAAACGATGCGTTGAACATTGCTTTTGTTCCTGCAAAATACTGACCGTATCCGCTAACGTAGTGATAAGCCATTTCGAAAGCTGACGTTGCGTCTTTGTAATTGTTATTTACTACCATATTCTTCTACTGAGATAAATTGTTTTAGGAATTCTACGCCTTCTAAGTTTCTGTACGGGGTTAAATATACTACTCTTTTTATTCCCGATTGTAAAATAAGTTTCGAGCAATCAAGGCACGGACTAAGTGTCAAGTAAAGCGTACCACCGTTGACAGAGACTCCGTTCTTGGCAGCTTTCAGAATGGCATTAACTTCTCCGTGAATAACGTGAGGAACAGTAACGTTGTCTTTCTCGCAGCCGTTGTCCATGCCTGCTGGAGTTCCGTTGTACCCAAAAGAAACGATGTTACCGTCCTTGACCAAAACTGCACCGACTTTGAATCTAACGCAGTGCGACATGGTCGATATCTCTTTGGTAACGTTCATGAATACGGAGTCAAGCTTTTTTTGTTTAGCTTTTTTCCTCTCCATCATGGCGAAAATGTTGGCTTCCATCTTAGTTTTTTACAGTGATTCTTTTACGAAGGTTCCGCCTACCATCTGTCCTTTACGATTGGCTATCTCATTGTAAGCAGAGTTGATACACTCTTCGATAGAGTACCCCTTCAGCTTTGCAAGATTGGTCAATACCACAACGCAATCGCCGATAGCGTCTACGAACTCTTCGTCGTTATTCTTGAGAATGGCCTTGGCAAGCTCTCCTGCCTCTTCTTGCAATTTGATGTACTGAGTCTTAGGATCTCCTTTCTCGTAAAGTCCGCGTTGCTGAGCCCAATCCCTAATAGGCTGAAATTCATTTTTTAGTTCCATCTTTCTTCTTTTGTTTTTCTTTTACATGATTATCTAATGCTCCCAAATACGCTACAGCGTCCAGGAGGTTGTCTTCCTTGTAGTTATAGGAGTGTCTGGACAGCTTTAGCGCCACTAACGCTGCGTACATATCCTCACCTGTAATGTCTTTACCTGTCATGCCTCGCATGATCATGGCTGCACGTTCCATGCCTTCTGAGAATGGACCGTACATGCGTTCCTTTTCTTCAGAACGCTTGTTGACTATCTGATTTGCTTGTTCTAATATGTTACTCATGATGTAAATGTATAGAATTTATGACACATACTTTTGAATATCTTTGTGGTCACCCCAGGCCCTGTCTGAATCTATGTCACCGGGTTTGATACTCGGTAAAGGCATGTTTCTTGCCACGTTCCAAAACCAATCTCCTTCCTTACCGTGTTTCTTCATTAGTTCCCAACCCTTAGCGTCGTAAGTCTGAATGCAATCGAATGGAGGAACGATCCTTGATTCTTTTAAAAAGGGTCTATCGTGAGTATAGAACTTAGCTCGACCGAGTTCGCCGTCTTGTATGTTTCTTGCTACAGCAACAGCGTTGAATTTAGTGTTAGGTAAAGCAATTTGCAAAGTTCTCGATAACACTCCGGTTGAGAACACAGACCACATCTCTTCGATATTTGTGTCTTTAAAGTTGTCGTAGAATACTCTGACTCCTCCTGCCACCACTAGTTCGTGTTTGAGTCCAAATGGTAGATACTTAGCACCAATTTTTTCAGCGAACTGTTTTGCCCAAATATTAGCGGTTGGCATGGCTGGGATCCTCAAGAATACGGGAATTCCTCCGTACTGTATCGCTGTTAATTGATGCAAAGATGCTTCCTTAGAAGCCGGCATGATCAGATACAACTTCTTGTTGTACTTCTTCGCAAGATGACAAAGAGAGAACGGAGCGTAGCCTGTACGAGGAGCTACGTATACCATCGCATCCTCTTTTACTTGACTTATCATGAAGTCTCCCATCTTCGCTTTGGTTCCAAACTCAAACTCGCCATCGTCTATGACGTTGAATCCTTCTACTTGTTTTACTGTGAAAGTAAAATCGTGTTTGTAGTCTTTAGTTAGATCTAGGTAGTATTCGAGAGTCTTTCCGTCTTTTAAATCTAAATTTTCTTGATTCTTTGCTTTGTTTAAAAACATTAGTTGATTATTTCGTTTAGGAATGGATAGTGCTTTGGTTTGAGATGCACCGATTGTTTCATTTCGAGGATATCGAGCATTTTTGCACCGTCTTCGTCGACCCATTCTTCTGGCCACTTGATCGTGTTCAGTCCGCTCTCGTTCATGATTTTGTTCGCTGTCTCCCAAAGTTCCATCCTCTCTACTCTTGTTCCGAAGAAGGGTTGCTTCTTGTACAAGCCAGTGCCTGGTATCTTTCTGGATTCGTGTTCTACTGGAAGCAGGTTAACTAACCTAACGTTCTTAAGTTTTCTTGCAAACTCTACGTAGCGAGTGAATAGGTCTACCGTTGCTGAGAAAGGCTTTTCTTGTCTCATTAAGTGGAAGCGAAGATCGATGTTACCGAAATATAGAACCACTTCGTCGTACTTTTCGTTGATCTCTTCTGGAGTGTTACGTTTTAAGAATCCGTGTAAAGTACGACCGGGAGTGAAGTCTAAAGAGAATTTGGGTCTCCATACTGATAGGGCGTGTGAGTCTCCAATTACGCACTTTCTTGTTTTATTTCCGTAAGAGTGGAATAGATCTACAAAGTTTCCTATTGGGAAGTTTAAGCCTTCGATCTTGAGTCTTTTATTGAATCCCTCGAAGTCGAACTCGTTGTTTATGAACTTTACGGGACCTTTATAGTTTCCTATCGCTTTCATCTTTTCATAATGTAATGGCTGTGGTCCTCCCGGCACATTGAAAGATCCTGGAACAAAATTGACTCCTTCGCAAATAAACAATGCTTCGTAATCTTTCCATATTTCAGGACTAACGTTTACATCGATTTGATCTTCAGGAAAGAAATCTTTAATCATCTTTGTAGCGATGAGACCATAGCCCCCTCCTTGGGATCCAAGAGTGCTACCCACATTTCCTAACATACTAACTAGCGCGTATTTTGACATAACTCTATTTTATATAAATATAACAAATTTTAGGGGGCCTAGGAAATTTATTTTGTAAGTGACATAAAAAAGCCCTCCGAAGAGGGCTATTTATTTTTAGATTTCTCCGTGTTTTAACTTGAAAAGAACATCTTTCAATTGTCTCGCAAAATCTTTTTCTTGTTCCGTATATCCTACGTTATCGTTATCCTCAAGTTTTGCTATTAAGTTTAACTCAACAAAATCTTCAAAATCTGGCATAAAAGATTGTTTAAGTCTATACAGTTCTTGTTCTGCGCTTTCGACTTCATTTAATATTCCAGCGGTCTTCTGTAGCTGTTTTATTTCGTTTAGTTGCTTTTTCATGTTAATAAATATCATAAAAAAGCCCTCCGAAGAGGGCTCTTATTTTTAGTACATTCCTGCCATTGGATCGGGTGACTTTTCGTCTTTCTCCTTCTTTTCGAAGATAACCGATTCTGTGGTTAGAATAGTTCCTGCTACAGAAGCTGCGTTCTTTAGAGCAGTGATAACGACCTTGGCTGGATCGATGATACCCGATTCGAATGCATCAACGGTCTCGTGATTCTTCGCATCGTACACTTCGTTTGGAGATCCAGTTGGAGTGTGTTCCCACCAACTCTCTACTCCTGCGTTAGCGAGGATCTTAACGAAAGGAGCTTGTACTGCTTTCCTAACGATATCCCTTGCTACAGACACGTTGCTATTTGTTTCTTCCCTGTGATTGAGACCTACTCTGTATAGAGCAGTACCTCCGCCCGGTACGATACCGTCTGCAAGCGCAGCTTTGGTTGCGAACAAAGCATCCTCTACGCGATCTTTCTTTTCTTTGATCTCGATGTCAGAGTTTCCACCTACGTTGATGATAGCTACGCCTCCAACGATCTTACCTAGTCTCTCTTGTAGCTTCTCTTTCTCGTAGAAAGAAGTTGCGTTTTCGATCTGATCTTTGATCTCTACTGCCCTTGCTTCGATTGCTTCCTCTGATCCCTTACCGTCAACGATGGTTGTTTCGTCCTTAGAAACAGTAGCGAGTCTAGCAGAACCTAGAAACTGATCGAACTGAGCAGCTGTGATCTTGTCAAGCTTGTGTCCCTTGTCCTTAGAGATAACTTGACCTCCTGTGAGGATAGCGATGTCTTCTAGGATCAAAGTCTTCCTTTCTCCGAAGTCAGGTGCTTTTACGGCGCAGACTTGTACGATACCTCTCATCTTGTTTACGATCAGTGTTGCCAATGCTTCGTCTCCGATGTCTTCTGAAATAATCAAAAGTGGTCTATTTTCAGAATTGGCTTTCGTAAGTACTTGCAATAACTCTTGCGCTGTTGAGATCCTACCGTCGTAGATAAGAATGTAAGGATTCTCAAGACCAGCTTGCATTGTGGTGTTGTTCGTAACGAAGTAAGGTGACTTGTATCCACGATCGAACTGCATACCTTCAACGATTTCAAGGCTTGTTTCTCCAGTTTTGGATTCTTCGATGGTCACTACGCCTTCGCGACCAACAGCTTCGATAGCTGATGCGATAAGGTTACCGACCTCTTCGTCGTTGTTACCTGAGATGGTTGCCACTTGCTTGATCTGATCTTCAGTGGATACGTCGATAGCTACCTTCTTGATCTCATCTACCATTTGATTAACGATGTTGTCGATCTCTTTCTTAATGGCTACTGCGTTGGATCCCTGACGAATTTCTTTCAATCCTGCTCTGATCATTTCTGTAGCGATTAGAGTAGAAGTTGTGGTACCGTCTCCTGCTTCGTTTGCTGACTTAATAGATACTTGCTTCACCAATTGGGCTCCGAGATCTTCGATGTCGTCCTCAAGCTTGTGAAACGCTTTCGCTACGGATACGCCGTCTTTGGTTACTTTTACCTCTCCGCTTTGTTCACGAATCAATACAGTGCGACCACCTGGGCCCAAAGTTGAAGATACAGAAGCGTTTAGCTTCTCTACTCCCACAAGGAGTTTCTCTTTTAATTCTTGTCCAAATACGTTTTTAGTTACGCTCATTATCTTGATTTTTTATTGTTTCTTCTATCGATTTCATAAATGCCGCGATAGTTTCGTTAATAGTTTTTTCGTCTACTCCCTTCTCTTGTAGAGAGTTTTTCATTCTTTCAGCTTCTTGAAAGGCATTTTTTTTAAATTGTTCAGCTGATAGTGCTTGGTTATTGTTTTCCATGACTGCTTTATTTGATTATTGCTAAAATTTCTGTTTCTTTAATAAGGATGTAGTCTTCGTTTTCGTGAGAGACGATCATCGATCCCATTTTTGGTATCACAACTTTGTCTCCAACTTGCACTTTTGATCTGTAATAACTATCGTTGTGCCAGTTGTACGTGTCCGATGTTTCTACTACTATTCCGAGTTCTGGCTTTTCTTTTCCCATGTCTGGAATTACGATCTGTCCGTAAGTTTGCTCTTCCTCTTCTATTTTTTTGAGGACTACGATTCCGTTTAGCGGTTTAATTTTGCTCATATTCTAGGTCTTGTATTTGTTTGCAAAAGTAGAAATTTCCATCCTTTCTAAAGACTATCTCTGCTCCTAACCAATCTTTGATCAAATCAACGTTCTTGACTCTTTCTTCTGAAAAAGTCCTTAGAACTTGAAACAGTCCGTCGTTTACTTTGATAAAGGTTCTGGAAATTGAAAACATAACTAAGGTGGTGGGTAGGCCACTTTTTATTGTATCGTAACTAATTTAGGTTTTTTAGATTCTGCGAATGGGATATCAAGACTCAATAGTCCCTTATCTAATTTAGCTGTCATTTTATTTAGATCGAACTTAGTTGCGATCTTCCAAGCCAAATCGAAAGAGCTTTTCTTGATTCCCTTGTAAATAACGGGTTTTTCGTCATCTATTTTCTTGTAGCGAATGCGTAGGATATCCCCTTCGGTAAGGATTTCAATGTCTTCCTTATCGAGACCTACGGCAGCCACTTCGATAGTGATTCCCGTGTCTGTTTCGTAAATGTCTGTTGGGTGTGAAATTTTCTGGTTGATTCCAGAGAAGTGAGGCGATGTGTTAAAGAAGTCCTTCCATAGAAGGTCGAACTCATCCAATGTGAATGGTTTAATGAACGTCATAGTTTCATGTTTTGTGCTCCCTTTTGGTGAGCGGTTATTAAATGTTTGATCGTAACCTATGGGCCTACCCACAGTACCCTTTGTTTTCTATAAATATATATAACTTTTGTACAAGAGAAAAAATTTATTCTCTAGTGACCGTCTCTCCAGTTGTGTGCTATAGCAGGAGGAGCTTTTAAAGCAATACTAAGTTTCGTTGTATTTTCCATGCAATCCTTAACGACTTCAGCAGCTTGTTGAGCTTTCGCTTCTTCGACTTCGCAGATAATCTGGTCATGGATCTGTGCGCAAACCCATCCTTTTATGCCCACTTCTTTAAACTTTCTGTTGATCGCTATTGCGGCCCTGTTCACGATAGAAGAAGCTAGACCCTGAATCTGTACGTTTCTACTGTTATTTACTCCGTTTACGAAGTCCCTTTTTATGCTTTTAACGGCTTCCGCTCCGTGATCGTATTCCAATTCCTTTACGAAGTTATAGTCAAGCATACCATCTCCAACCTGATCATAGATCGCTTTTACTTTAGGTAAGTGTCTTATGCGACCGACTTGAGTTCTGATGTAACCGTTCTCCTTAACGAACTTAGCAGAATTATCCATCCATTTTCTGAGTTCTGGAAATCCGTTTAGGTAACCTTCAACCAGCACTTTGGCTTCTTTGGTAGAGATCTCCAAATTCTTACCAAGAGCATACGCTCCCATTCCGTAAGGAATACCGAGTGCGTACGCTTTGGCCTTGTTTCTCACCTTAGGAGCCAGCTTTCTCAAATAGTTATCTGCCTTTTTGTCTGGAGAGTACTGATCAAGCTTCTCTGTTTTTATGGCGATCGTAGAATAAAAGTCCCAATTGTTTCTAAAGATGTCCTTGAGTCCATCGTCTCCTGATACGTGAGCGAACACGTGAGGCTCGAGTGATTCGTAGTCATTGTCTATGAATATGTTACCTTCGTCGTGGATAAAGAAAGCTCTCACTCTGTTTGTATATTCCACTACTACTGGATCGTCATCTCCCTCCTCCTTTGGTCTTGGCAACTGCTGAGCATCAGAACCGTAACGACCAGATACCGTACCGTGTTGCTTGTAGTAAAAGTAGTACCTACCGTCCTCTTGATTCTCTAGGAACCTATCAACGTACGTGGACTTGATCTTTAGCAAACGATTGTATATTCTCAAATTCTTTGCCCACTCGTGTTTGTCAGCAATTGATTGTATAAGATCATCGTCAAACTGTGGCTTTCCCTTCTTGGTCTCTGATAGCGGTTTTATTCCCAAAGCACCGAAAGCTATTTCGCCTATCTGATCTTTAGACTGAATATTGAAGTAGGCACCGTCGTTGTGTTCCTTCCACATATCTAGACTCACTTTAGTAGCTAGAGTTTTGTCTAAGTACTGTTCTTCTCCTGTGACCAAAAACTCTTTGAGATCTCCATCGGGCATTGACCTTATGTTGGCCTCGTTTAGATTGAATTTACCAGTCTTTTCAGACTTAGGAAACTCAACACCCATCATGTTCATGTACTTGTTTATCCACGCTCCCTTGTTAGTAAAGGGAAAAGTCTCCTTAGCTTTGTAGACGATCCAGAGCTTCGTCTCTTCCTTCTCCATGAGCTTCTTTGTTACTTCATTGAGATAGAACTTCATAAGGTCCTGTAGCTCCTGGTTAGTTTTCTGGATAGTTTCTATGTCAAGCTTTACTCCCTTTTGTTCCATTGGGATAGTTACTTCTCTGTAAAGGGGCATCACCTCCTCTTCGAAGAATAGTTTTTCCAATCCCTCTTCGTACAAGTTTTTGATGAAGTGATTGTAGAGTCTGAGAGTGAGATCAGTATCGGCGGCCGCGTACTTACCGAGTATGTCTAGGTCTGCTTTCCATATTTCGTAGTTGGCGCTTGTGATGGATCCACCGTTTGCTTTTATAGAAGTCTTAAGTTCGAGCTGCTCTTCGTTGGCTTCCTTCTCTACGTCAAGACCGATGTCCTTCTGTACCATCTTAGCCACTTCCTTCAACGCGAAAGGTTTACCTGCAGAGAATCCCGCTCCTTCCT